ATGCCCGCCCGCTTCTCCATCACCCCGAGCCAAATCCCCCAGGGCTCGTACATCCTCGCCATATGCCAGCGCCCAGGCTGCGGTGGCCATCGCTACCTGAGCCGGGCGGTTATGATCGAACGCGCCGGCGACATCCCGCTGAACCGAATCGAGCGCCGGGTGCGCTGCGTCGAGCGGAAGACGCCACGGGGCCCGGCCTGCGGTGGGGCTATGGAGCTGGAGTGGGGCGCTGTCGGGTATGAGCAGCCAGAGGCGAGGGGCGGCTGGCCGAGGGGCAAGCCGCCTCATGAGCCATGACCTGATCCGGTGATCGCATGTCGATCACCCGGGAGCAGGTGGGGCATTGGATGCGGTGAGGGGCGACTTTCATGCAGGACGAGCGCGCTAGGGCTTGGCGCGTTCCCGGCGGGCTAGCTCCGCCTCCACCGCCTCCCGTATAAAGACGGCTCGCTTGTTCGGCCCCATGAGCGTGTCAATCCGCTCCACCATGCCTGTAGGCAGGCGAACGAGCGTCGGCTTCACACCTAGCGATGGTCTCCCCATGCGGGGCGCGATAGCCGGTATCGCTTTGTCGGGCAACGGCTGCATAAAAAGCGATATCTCTTATTGACGGGGTATCCGTTATCGCTTACATATCCGTTATCGCTTACGGAGACAAGCCATGATCACCATCAACGGACGCACCGACATATTCGCCGACATGGACTCGGTGGATTTCATCGAAACCCTTGCCTACGTCAGCCCGACCCTCGGGGAGTGGGCGCAAGAGATGCTGAAGGACGGCGGCCACACCGTTCAAGAGCTGGCGCAAAAGCTCCGCGACGCCTTCGTGATCGCCTCGCGCAAAGCGTCGGGTGACGCCTGATGGTCTGCCTCGACCACAAGTATGAGCCGGGCCCCTACGGGGTCTGCCGCCGGTGCGGGGGCGAAAGCCCCCGCCTTGAGGCGAAGAAAATCGCCAACGCCTTAGAGCCCGGACTCCAGCGGCTCGGCCAGCAGCTCTGGGCGCGCCACCCGAACAACCCGGAGCGCCAGCGTTGACCGCCGGCGCCTACATCGACGCGGCTCTGCGTGACGTGCTCCCTGAGGGCGTGCCGGCCTTCTTCACCGCCGTTGAAAGCGCGCACTGGCGGGGCCGCGGTCGGGGGCGCATCGCAGTTGGTCGTCTTCGAATGTTCGACGGTCAGCCCGCGACGGTTGAAGTCTGGTCGAGCGGGTTCTGCACCGGCCACCGCTTCACCGAAATGGCGGGCGGAGCCGCCAGCTACGAGGGCGCGCGATGGGTCAGGGTTGCGGACATAGAAAAGGCCCCACCGGCCTAAGCCAGTGGGGCCTCGTCAAGCAACCCGGAGGCTGCCTCAACTGGATAGGGTAGGGCCTGGTTCCTAGCCGGGCCAGAGGCGCTTGAACCACGGCTCGGGCGTCAGCGCCTGCCGGATGCTCTCCTGCTGGCGGTCGCAGGCGTCCACGATCTCGACCACGGCCCGCTTGTTCGCATTGGCGACATCGAGCCGGCCGGTCTGAGCGTCGGCGAAGGCAACCCAGGCGCCCGCCGTATCGTCTGCCGGGAGATCGGCGCCCGGAACGTCTCGGCGCAGGCTGTCAGGAACCAGCGGCCCGCATTGCACGGCAGCGAGGACTGTCGACATACGAGGGCCTCCGACACAGGCTCCGCAAGCCAGCATCAGAGACGTTGCCGACAGAAGCGTCAGCGCCGGGCGCAGAGAGGATTTCATCGCGGTTGGCTCCAGTGAGTTGATCGGATGCGGCCCGGGCGTCAGCGGCCTTCTCTGAGGCCCCCAGAGCGTCCACGGCAGCGGCTTGGCCCCCTTCGGCTACAATCTGGCCGGAGCGGGCTTTCTCGGCGTCAGCGGCGTTCCTGCGGCTCTCCGTGAGGGCGCAGTAGCCGAGCAGCAGCAGGACCGCGACACAGGCTGCGATCACCAGCCACGCGGCTCGAGACAGGGCCCGGAAAGGATTGGTCATCTGAATCTCCATTGGTCAGCCATCCACCCCGCCCCGATCACCGCAGCGACACACAGGGCGATGAAGAGCAGGCCGCAGATGGTGCGGACAGTGAAGCGGGGGGTCACAGGATCAGGCTCTTGGCGACGGCCGTCCGCACGATGCGGTCAGCCGCGCCGTTCGGCTGCCTGTCGCTCTTGGGGTTGCCGCGGTTGATGCCGTTGCCGATGGCGGTGCCTTCGTCGCGGTCCGCGTAGGCATTGAGGCCGTTCTGGTCCCAATACATGCAGGCCGTGAGGATGCCGATCGACGGGATGGCCATCAGCTCGGGATGGTTCTCGAAGTCGATCCCGCACTTTCGGCCATAGAAGCGCGCGTTCGCTCGCCCGGTCAGCTGGATTGGCCCGCGGCCCTTGTATCGCTTCCCGTCGCCCGGCTGGGTGTTGCCGAGGTCCGCCCGGCCTTCGTAGGCCTGACCGCTGGCGATCTCCTCCATGTAGCGGAAGCCGCCGGACTCGTGAGCGCACTGGCCCATGAAGTGCGCGAGGCGGAGGCCGGTATCGAGGATGCCGTAGGTCCGAAAGCGGACATTGGCCGCCATGCCGAGCTCGCCGGCGATGGACGGACTGGCGCCGAAGCGGGCGAACAGGGCTCGCAGCGTCCCAGCGCCGATGATCCCGTCGTCAGCGACGCCCAGGTTTCGTTGCAGCTTGCGAGCGTCGAGCATGGATCTTCTCCTGATTGTCGAGGTCTGCTCGCCGTGAGAGGCTGAGCTATGCCGTGGTCCGACCTGCCCGACCCCGTTCCGCCGCTGACGCCGAGCGAACGGGTACGCGCCGCCCTGTCCCGGCTGGGATGTGTCGGAGTGTCGGGCCTGCTGATCTTCCTGGTGATCCTCGCCATCGCGGGCGCGGCCTGGTTCGGGCCTTCGTCGGCTGTATCGGGTTAGGGCCGGGTCTGCTCGACCTGCACCGGGTCGGCAGGGGAGTTGGTCACCACCACCTCTTGAGGGCCAGGAGCGCTGCCGGTCGCCTGCGCTACGTCGACATCCCGTCTGTGTCGGCCCGCACTGATGATCTCGGCCGCCTTGCCGAGGAACAGCGTCCCGACGCCGAGGAAGTAGGCCCCGGCGAAGATCGCCCCGTCGTTACCGTTCTCGACCTTGCCGGCGATGAGGATGGTCGCATGGGACGCGGCATAGGCCGTCGTCATGATGGCGAAGGGTCGGGCGATCTCGCCGATGAAGTGGGCGATCGCGTCGAGGAAGGCCTTCATCCGCTCGCTCCTGTCTTGATCCCGAGCCCCGCCAGCCCGGCCATGAAGATGGCCACCAGCCACGGGGCGTATTTCGCGATCCAGCCGCCGACGCTCAGAGCGCCTGCCTGTCGGTCCCGCACGGTCTGAAGGTCGTTCACGTCCTTGGCCAGATCGCGAAGTTCCTTGCGGGTCTCGCGCAGCTGCGCCTTCAGGTCTTCCCCCTCCATGCGGATCACCTTCTCCCGGACCTCTTTCACGTCCGTCCGCACCTCCCGGACATCATGGGCCAGGTTCTGCAGGCTCTGGTTTGTCGCCGTCAGCGCGTCGCTGATCTGCCGTAGGGCGTGGATTTCGGCCATGCTGACAGCCTCCGGCTTCGCCACCGGCATCATGATCTCGTCGCCTGCTGACACTGGCGGCTCCTTGGACTGGGTGGGGCAGCCGAAATCGACTGGCAGTTTTTCGGTTGGCAGCGAATTGAGCGGGGCCTAGCTTCTTGGCCTGGAGGGTTGGCCATGACGGTTGCGATCTACGGCAGCGGCGGTTTCGGGCGAGAGTTGCTACCCTTCGCGGGACCGGAGCCCCTTTTCGTTTCCGATGACCCGGCCGAGATCGGCACATCAGTCGAAGGCGTGCGAGTTGTCCGCTTGCAGGACGTCGGCGACCGCCCAATCGTAATTGCGATAGCCGACGGCCAAATCCGCAGGAGGCTCGCTGCGCGGCTGCAGAACACCGGGCAACTGATCAGCCCGACCGCAATCATCGGGCCGGGCGTCGAGATCGGGGAGGGCGCCATCCTGTGTGCGTTCACGACGGTCACCGCATCCGCTCGGATCGGCCGGCACTTCCACGCCAACATCTACTCCTACGTCGCCCACGACTGTGTCGTCGGGGATTTCGTGACCGTTGGGCCCCGCGTCGGGATCAACGGCAACACCATCGTCGAAGACGACGTCTATATCGGGACGGGGGCGGTGCTGCGTCACGGCACCCGCGATCGCCCCCTCCGCATCGGCAAGGGCGCGGTCGTAGGAATGGGCGCCGTTGTCACAAGGGACGTTCCGCCCGGAACGACCGTCGTCGGCAATCCGGCCCGCCCGATGGTTCACCCGCCGGCCGCCCTGAGAGCTGTCTAGTGCAGGTCCAATCGAAGCTCGTTGAGCTTGAGGCTTTGCGAGGCTTCGCGGCCCTCTACGTCCTTCTGCACCACGCCCTCCCGCTGGAGGCGATCCATCCCTTCGTGGCGTTGCCGTTCCGGTTTGGCCAAGAGGCCGTGATCTTGTTCTTCCTGGTGTCCGGCTACGTCATCCATCGGTCGTGGCCCGGAGCGCTCCGGAAGTACGCGATCGCCCGGGTGCTCCGCATCTATCCGATCTTCTTCTTCGCCTTGGCCCTATCCTACGCCTGCGCGTCGGTGTCCGCTGGCGCGTTGCTGCCGCCCGACCTGGCTTCGCTGGCAGGCAACCTGCTTATGCTCCAGGATCGGGCCAGAGAGGGCGGCATCGTCACCCCCTATATGGGCAACGCGCCGCTGTGGTCGCTGTCCTACGAGGTGTTCTTCTACGTCGCCTACGCGGCCGCCATGCGAACAGGACGGCCTCATGCGGTGGCGCTCGTCGCGTCCAGCGTCGGTCTCGCGGCTATGCTCCTGCTTCCGTTTCAGGGCTTCCGCTTCCTCGCCTATTTCATGGTCTGGTGGATCGGCGTCGGATTCGCGGAGGCTGAGCGGGGGAACCGCAATCCTCTGCTCGCAGCGCTAGTCTGCGCCACAGGGGCAACGGTCGCCTTCGCGCTGCATCTGCGGCCCGTTTCCAGCACGGTCGACTTCCCGGTGTTGGAACTGCGCCACTTCGGAGCGGCACTCCTCTTCTCAGCGGCGGCGTTGACATGGCAGCGCATTGGCCGGTCCGCGCCCGGGTGGTTTTTCGCGCCGTTCGTGGCGATCGCCCCCATATCTTACGGGCTTTACGCTGTTCACTATCCCTTGCTGACCTCGGGCCTAACCCCAGCAGCGGCGGTCGCCGCCGCGTTCCTGCTGGCCGTTGTCATCGAGCGCATCTCAGGGCGCCTCACCGGGCGGCTCAGAGGGTCGAGTAGCCAGTCAGCACCCAAGCCGAGCCGTTATACGTCACCTCGCAGCGCGACCCCGCGGCGAGGGCTTTCAGCGGTCCCGTCCCGACGTTCAGATTGAACGCGCCCGTCGCCGCTGCCGTGCGCACGATGACGAACTTGGCCCCCTCGACCGCCCCCGTAGTCGAGAGCGTCACCGCCCGGTCCGCGGTCAGCGGCGTGTTCCAGATCTGAGTGACCTTGGACGAGTTGACGGTGAGGGTCGCCGCCGAGTTGCCCACATCCGCGACCACACCGCCCCTCTCACCGTCGGGAATCCACGTCGCGCCGCGCATCCAGCCCGGGGCCTCCGCGTTGGTCGGGTCGACGTTCATGACCTTGAGGCCGAACGGGTAGGAGTTGCCGGTGCCGGGCGTGGTATCCGCGGGCTCGGTCGGAAGCTGTGTCGCCAGCGGCTGATCGGTGTCGATCATCGGGGCTACCGCGATGCTGTTGACCGTCGACACGCCGATTCCGGTGACGACCTCGGGATCGTAGCAAACACCCATGTCCGCCCCGATGGGGGCGAAGAACTCTACCTTTTTGAAATCTGCGGCGGCGGTCCCGCCAGCGACGCCCAGGATCACATAGGCCACGTCAGGGCCGAACAGCACCTCGGCCTCATTGCTGATGACCGTCAGGTCGGCACCCTGGCGGAACAGGCCGTTGGAGGCGTTAAACGCGAGGGAGCAATCCTCGGCGTCCTCCAGCCGGTTGAAGCTGGCGTCGTAGCAGACGGCCGCAATGCGTCCGCCGGCCGTCGTCGTGTGCACCTTGACCGTGATGCGGCGGTTGTAGTCCTCGCCCGCCGTTCGCAGGTCGAAGAGCATCCCGAAAATGACCTTCTGGCCGGTCGAAACGACGACAGAGCCGTGTTTCAGGCTGACCGTGGCGTTGTGGAACACCAGCTTGTAAGTCGGCTCCGCGACGTAGATGCAGCCCCGGGCAGGCTTGGTGGTCAGAAGGGTCGCCGAAGGCGTCTGGCCGACGACATGCCGGCGCCCAACCTCTCCGATCTTGACGGGTTCGCCCCAGCCGTAAGGGCCGTCGCGACTGAAGTCGAAGGTGTTGGCCATTAGCCGAAGCCGGGCCGCCCCGTTATCAGGCTTGAGCGCGGCCGTGGCCAGCGTCGCGCCGGCGATCGCGGTGTAGGACAGACCGAAATAGAATGAGGTGATGCCGTCACCGGAGATCAGCTTGTCAGGGTTTTCCCACCGCATTCCGTAGAACATGCAGTTGCGCGCAATGGTCGTTTCGCCGTCGGGCGAGTAGCCGTTGATGAGCACGGCGTCTCCGGCGCCCGCGTTGCTCATCTCGAACGACGGGCCCCAGAACTTGTGGCTGTTGATGACGAAGCCGCCCGCGTCCTTGCGGAACTGGACCCCAATCACGTCGTCGGCGGACGACAGCGGGCTCTGCCATTCTCCTGCGTACCAATTGCTCTCATTGATCGCGCTGCCGTTCTTGGCCCAGATGCGAACACCGATCTGGGCCCGGTTGATCCGCTTGAGATAGAAACTGTTGTAGTGGGTCGCGGACCCTGCTGCGTAGTGGTCCACCCCCAGATAGAAGCTATCGACCGAAATCCACGCGACGTGGTTCGAGCAGTTGCGGAACACGACGCCGGCGAACTGATCAGTATAGTCGGGTTCGGCCCGCTCGATGTTAATGATGCTGGGCACCACCATGTCCCGAGCCGGGATCACCCGCGCTCCAGGCTCGCCGAACACCAGCGCGTCCTCGCCGCCGCCAGTGAACGTCATGACGCCGTGCACCACCAGCGGCGACAGGGCCTCGCTCGTCACCTGACCGTCAAAATAGACGTTGCCGGGGATGCGGCCGCCGATGCCGCCGCCCTCTTCCTGGCAGCAATCGAACACGTCTTGCAGCTTGCCGGTGTTCGACGCCGCTGCGCTGAGCGTGTCGAGCTTAATCCCGAACGGGCGGCAGTCCATCAAGCCGTCGGTAACCTGCTTCCAACGCCGAGTGTTGACGTTGGTGGTGATGTGCCATGGCTTGTCCACCGCCCCGAAGTCGATCTCCGTCATGGGGACGGGGGGGTGGTCGCCGGCGACCGTATGGCCCTGAAGGGTGATCGAGGTCACCGCCTCGGCGATGTCGGACCCCTCGGCTGAGGCGCGGGTCGCATAGATCGGGACGTTGACCCCGGACACCTGCGCCGCGTCGGCGGCGTAGCCCTGGGCGAGGTCGCGGGCATCCTCGGCGGCTTCTGCCGCCGGTTCTGCCCGGTCGGCAGCAGCCTCCGCGCGCTCGGCGAACGGCAACGCCGCTGCAGCCGCGAGCGCGGCCACCAGCGCCCCGCCGGCGACCGACACCCTCACCTGATTGTCGACAACCCTGAGAACACGATCAGCCATTTTGTGTTGCGCCCGCCCTGACGGTGAAAGAGCCCTCCATCCAGCGAACCTTGCCGAGGCCGGTGCTGGTGATGTGGAGGTCGTAGACGAGGGCCACGTCCTTGCCGGCCCCGGCGGAGCCGAGGAGGAGTGTCTCCAGCGTCGTCTCGTTGATCCTGATCTGGACGGAGGAGACGACCGTCTCGACGCCCTCCACGTCGACCGTGGCGACGCTCACCGAAATCCCCTCGGCGTTAGATGCCGCGTTCTCCAGCGCGACCAGCGGGTCACCCGGCGCATCCCGATAGAGCCGGATGTGCATGGCGAATGTCGCGGCCGAGAAGTCGAACCCCTCGATGGCCGTGATGTCGACGAACGGGCTCCACCGCTGGGCGACGAGATCGACTCGTGCAGGCGTGATCATTCGGCCCCTCGCGTGGCTTGTTTCATGGCGGGTTGTCCGGGGTGGTCAGAGCGGCGCGGGGGCGCCGTCGATGATCTTGTGGGTCGTGTCGTCGCCGGTGAAGTCTGCCGGCAGGGGAAGGACCGCCAAGCCCTCGCGGGCCTGAAGATCGGCGACACGCTCCGAGCAGGTCAGGATTGCCTTCATTTGCCCCGTCGAGGGGTCGTAGAGCGCAAACTTCATGGCTTGGTCGCCGTCACCGCGCGGGCGTAGCGCTGGCTGATCGTGATGTCGTCCGCGCCGGCTGGCGTCTGGGCGTAGAGGTCCCAGGTGTAGGTGCCTGCGCCTGGCGTATCGGTGGCGAACACGGAGAGGAAGCCCGGGGCCAGAATGTAGCGCCGGGCTCCGGCCGCTCCGGTGATGTCCGCTCCATCGACCCGGACGCTTACCGAGACCGGCGACGCCTCGCCCTGCCTCAGCCAGTAGCCGAGGATGAAGGGCTGAATGCTGTCCGTCAGCTGGCTGAAGCTATACTGGCCGTTCAGATCTACCGCTTCGCCATCCACGACCGTCAGGGTGATGCTCTGGACCACAGTCGGGGTGTCGGCCACGACCGTTGTTCCGCCCGTCGTGGTCAGCGAGACGACCTGATTGGCCGCGCCGTCGTCCAGTGCCGGGGTCTTCACGATGCCCTCGGCAAGGGCCCCGCTTTCGGCGATGATCGCCGCGCCGACCTTCAGGGTGGTGAATGACGACACGCCTTCGACAAGATCGTCCACCGCCTGAATGGCGTCGCCCGCGCCCCGGGTGTCCGAGACCGTCGGCCCGTCTCCACCCCAGCCAGCGGGGGGCGTTGGGGGCTCCGGGTAGTCTCCCCCGCTGTCCGGCGTCGCCTGCCAGCCGATGAACACCCAGCTGTCATCCAGCATATGCGTCAGGGCCAGTGACGGCTCAGCCTCATAGGTCGAGCCGTCCTTGCCGAAGACCCCGTAGAGCACCCCTCCCGTCAGCCCCGTGATGGTCCCTGCGCTGAACTCTTCGGGCGGGGCATTGTTGAAGAACGCCTTGTGCTCAAGGATCGATATTTCCGTCTCGGTCGCGCTGGTCGGGAAGTCGACGTCCGCCGTTTCATCCCATGTCGTGCGGCGGACCGGGAAGCGGGCGAGCTCATGACGCACCGGCGGGGTCGAGGGCGTTCCGACTCCCGGCGCTGTGCCGGTCTGCGCCAGAGCCGCCGCGACCTTGGCGTCCGTCTCCTCGCGGAACTCGATCTTGACCGTGCAGTCCGACGGGGACCAGGTGCGCTTGCGGACCCGCACCTTCACCCCGTCGAGCAGGTATTCCGGCTCGGCCCAATCGAAGGCGTGGCCGGGCTCCAGCTGCATCATCCACGGCTTGAAGAGAACGTCGGCGGCGATCTTCTCGCGGGCGTTGGCCATCTCGAGATAGACCAGCTGCGCCGCCTGATCCTTGTCGGGGACGAAGCGGTAGGAATAACCCTCCGTGTGCCGGCCGCCGTCTTCCTCAACCCAGTCCGGGTTGGTGATCGCCTCGACTGGGGCCTGCTCCCAGCGGTGATCCTCGCTCAGGAAGTCGGCGATCCCGGTGTTCTTGCGGTCCAGCCGGGAGGGGGCGAGCGAGAAGACCGGGGGCTTGGCCGTGTCCGAGCCCGTCGCGGTCAACACGCTCGACACCACGGCCCCGTTCGAGATGCATGAGATCATCCCGCACTTGCGCGCCCGCTCTGCGCCCGAAGCCTTGAGCAGATCTTCGAGCACGTCGTTCTTGTCCTCGTCGGAGAACGGGACACCGCCGGCCTTCCATCCGTTTGCGTCCGCGATGTCGGCGCAGGCGGTGAAGGCATCGACGTCGATGGTCTCCAAGGGAGCTGCGATGCCCCCAACAGGCCAGCAGGCGTAGGGGACGCCGTAGGTGACAGGCGAGCCCTCGCTTGGCCCCTCCCAGCGCCCGATGGTCCAGTTCAGGGCGGCGATGCAGCCCTCGTCCATCCACGGCCAGGTCGACGGGTCCGACAGGTCCGACGCTTCGTCGCGCGGGTCATGGCCGAACAGGCCCTCGCCGGTGATGACAACCTTCGGGATGCCGCCGCGATACTCGCCCTTCTTCGAGTTCTCCTTGCCGGTCCACATGAAGGCAGGGCGGCCAGACAGCTTGTGATCCGTCGTCCAGCCCGGGGCGGGGCTTCCCTCGGCGTTCGTGCCGACCGGGCTGGTGAGCGCCGCCGAGGGCTGGTCCCCCAGCAGGTAGGAGAACCACATCTCCCCGGCATGGGCGCCATTGGTCGCCCTGTCCTCGCTGTCGAAGGTGGTCGCCTCGTCGTCGAAGGAGACGCCCAGGACGCTCTTGATCGGCCCTGAGGCGCCGAATGTCGCCGCCAGCGACTGATACCGGTTCGTTGGCCCATAGCCGACGCGATAGCGCACCGTCCCGCCGAAGCCGAAACGGCCGATGGGGAAGGCCAGCGGCGCGTTCGGCTCATAGCTGAACTGGATTGCCTTGTTATCCTCGTCGCCGGCTCTGCCGGTCAGGACGCCGATGGCGTTCCGCGGCTCGTCCTCGCGCCAGTAGGTCCACTTGGTCCCTTCGGTCGCGTATTCGTCGCCCCGCTCGCCGGGCCAGATCAGCTTGCGGAGGGCATTGGTCTGGCGCTGTTCCTCGTTCGGTTGGAGCCCCCGGGCGTCCCCGGTGATGATGTCGTATTCCAGCTTGCGGGTCTTGCCGGTGATGAGGCGGGGCTGATCCAGTTCGCCAAGCCACAGCCGGTAAGGCTCATTGACCAGCGCGCCCGTCGCCGGGTTCTTCGCCGCCAGATGGATCGTGACCCAGCCGCCCTGCGCATCCGAAGCCGCCAGCGCCGCCAGCGAACTCAGGTCGGGCGGGATGATCCGGATCGACACCGGGGAAGCGTCGTCGTCGACCCCATCCGTGATGTCGCTGATCGAGTCCAGCACGCCATAGGTGGCGTCGCGCGACTTGTAGAGGTCCGACCCCCACTTCACGAAGCCGCGCTCCAGCATCCAGCGGATTGTGTGGTCCGGCAGGGTTACCGTCACCAGGTGGACGATGGGCCAGCCTGCCCTCAAGGCGGCGATCAGGTCGGCGTGCATCAGCCTTCCTCGACCACGAAGCTGTCAGTCGTGACCGCCGCCAGAAGGCCAGAGGTCTGGTCGCCCTCATCGACGATCAGCCCCTCGATGAAGGGCTCGGCGAGCTCGATCACGTCGTCATCGTCTGGGGCCAGCCACAGGGAGGGCCAGAAGCTGACCGTCGCCGCCCCGGTCGCGTCCGCAATGGTTTCCGCCGTCACGATGTGCGCGCTCGGCCCGTCCGGAGTCTCGACCGTGAAGAACCAGCCCTTGCGGATGACATAGTGCGGCGTGAGCCCGTCCAGGATCAGCGACGTGCCCGCCTGATCGGCCCCATTGACCAGCGGGGAGCCCGGCGCGCCCTTGTCGACACCCGGCTCGGGGATCGGAACCCGGATGCGCTCGCCCATGCCCCGGGCGAGGTCCGCCAGCAGCTCACGCCCGCAGACGGTCTCCAGCGCCCCTACATCGACCTCGACGGCGAAGTGATCGCCGGCGCGGTTCAGCGGGGTCAGCGACCCATTGCCGGACCGTTGGGTTTCCGAAGCCCTGACGAAGCGGAGACCATATCCGGCCCCGCGAGGCAGGCGGGGGAGGGTGATCGTCACTTGCGCCGGCTCCCCGTCTTGAACTTGTGGCGGCGGTCGCGCACGGCGTTGACCTCCGAGGCGAAGTTGCGGCGCTGCTCATCCAGCGCCCGCTCCAGACGCCTCACCGCAGCCATGTCGGCGCCGCGTGCGTCGATCACCGGAGCGAAGGTCACCGAGGAGCCACCGCCACGCGCTCCGAGAGCGGGAACGCTCGCCGTCGCCGCATTGACGCGGCCGACCAGTCCGCCGTCGGCGAAGGCCGGGAGCATCTTGCTCAGGTCCGCGCCACGGTTGGCCGCCTCAAGGAACGGCCGGTTTTGCGGCCGAGCGCCCCGGGCGTTGACCATGAACTCGCCGTTGGAGCCCCACACCAAAACCTTGTCGTCGCGCGGCCCGCCGGGACCGACGACGGGGCCGCCGTCCTTCAGGCCGGCGATGGCGGCGATATTGGACGCCGTGGCGGCAGTCGTGACGGCCACGGCCGGCAGGTTCAGCGGGAAGGGCGCGCTCGCCCATGCCTTCTGAATGGCCAGGAACCCGTCGATGGTCGCCTGAGTGAGGGCGGCGGCCTTGCCGATGGCGGCCAGCTCCTTGATTGAGCTGTTCTGAAGCCCCGCCAGCGTGTCGAGCATTCCGCGCTCGCGGGCGATGCGCTTCTCGAAATACATCGCGTCGATTTCGGCCTTGGCCTCCATCGCCTGCTGGTGGTTCAGCACCCCTTCCTGTTCGAGCTCGGCGACGTAGCCGAGCGCCTCTTCGTACTCCGCCGGATCGAAGGCGGCGTCCGCGATGCCCTCCGCTACGTCGCGGCCAACCCGGGCGCCGGGCGACTCCGCATCCATGGCGCCGTAGCGCGACTGCCGTCCCCGGTCCCCCTCGGCCAGACGACGCGCCCGCTCCTCATCGTCGATGTTCGGGTCGTTCTCCAGGTCCGCCTTCTGGCGGTCCCGCTCCATCTTGAGGGTCTGGGCGAGGATGCGCTTCTCGACCTCGTGACGGTCTCTCGCCGTGAGGGCCAGGTCGCGCTCGATCCCCAGATGCTCAAGGAGGATCTGCGCCGCCTGTTCCTCGATCTGGAGGCGATACTCCTCAAGGTCCTGCCGCTCGCGCCAGTTGATGCGGCTTTCCTCAAGCCCGCGCAGTTCCTCCTGCTTCGCGCGCAGCTGCTCCGCTTCGGTCTTGGACAGTCCGCGCAGCCCGTTCGACGCGATGTATTCCCGCTCGGCCGCCGCGATCTCGCGCAGGTTCGCCTCATGCTCGGCGTTCAGCTGCGCGATCTTGTTCCCGGCGTCGCTGCTGATCGATTCGAACTCGTGATCGTAGGCGCGCAGCAACTCCATCTGCACGCGGTCGAGCTGCTTCTCGAACTGTTCCTGCCGTCGGGCGCGTTGCTCGGCTTCCCGGTTTCCACGGCCGCCGCCACGGGCCGCGGGCGGGGTGAGCCTGCCGCCCCCGCCGCGGGGGTCCGCAAAGATCGCGCGCATGTCGGCTGCGGTGACAGGCGAGGGGTCCGCGAGGCTGTCGCCGGCCGCGCCGCGCGGCCCATTGATCAGCCGGTTCCCCGCACGGAAGGCGCCCCGGACCAGCCCGTCCGCCGTGCCCATGCGGGCCGCCTCGACGAACCCGGAGCCGGTCATGCGCTTGAACTGCGCCGACTTCTCCATGAAGTCATTCAGGGCATTGAGCGCGTCCGCGATGACCTGGACGAAGCCGACCACCTCGTCTGACAACTCGATAAAGGCCGAAGTCAGCTGGACCTTGATGACCTGCGAGAGCGTCTCGAACTGCTGGTTGGCGTCCGCGCCCTTCTTGACCAGCTCGGCATCCATGACGATGCCCATGTCCCGCGCCTTCTGGCGCAGGTTGTCCATCTCGTCCGCCCCTTCGCGGAGCAGGGGGAGCATGTCGCCGAGGCCCAGCTTCTCCGCGACCGCCGCGCGCTCTGACTCCTTGGCGAGTTCGCTGATCCTGCGGGACACCTCCGGGATCGCGTCCTCGAAGCTGCTCCAGCTGTCGAGGGTTTCCTTGCTTATGCCGAGGGCGTTGAACCCCTTGAGCGCCCGCGGGGAAAGGCCGGATTGCGCCTGACCGAGCACCTCGTTGAACTTCTCGATGGCCGCGTCCGCGTTGGCCGCCTCGCCGCCGACTTCCGTCATGGCGAAGCGGAACTCTTGAAGTGCGCTGGTCCCGACGTTCAGCTTCTGCGCCGCGTCATCAATCTCATCGGCGAACCGCATCGCCGCGATGGTCTGCTGCGTCGCCACCGCCAGCGCGGCCACCCCGGCGGCAGCAGCGAGGCCCGCCACGCCAAGCGGCTCCAGCGCCGAGCCGAAGATGCGAAGATGGCCCGCGCCGGCCTGGATCGTGGCCATGCGGCTGTCGTTGAAGACGTTGCCCATCGCCTTGCCGACGCGGCCGTATTTGGCCTCCAGTTGGCGCGTGAAGGTGTCCGCGTCCTTCTTGATCTTCGCCGCCGCGCCGTAGTGGCTGCGGATGACCTTGTTGAGCTTCTCGTCGAGCTTCTGGAAGTTGGCGTCCCACACCGTAGTGAGGCGAGCGATCTCTTCAGCCATCCAACCGCCCCAGTGCTACCGCTCGCTCGAAGTCTTCATCGGACGGCGCATTGGGCGCGTCCTTCACGCCATTGGCGCGCTTCCCGCCGACCCACGACTGGCTGAGGTCCCAGAGGCTCATCTCCCGGACCTGTTGGGGCGTGAACCCAATGGCCGCCCCTAACTGGTAGTACCGGCCGAACCGGATTTTGCGGCGGGGGAGGCCGTCTTCCTCCGCCGCCGCTTCGGCTTTTCCGAGTCGTCGGCCTCGTCAGGAGCCCCAGCCATGGCGGCGAACAGAATCGCGCGGCAGTGATCCCGCCACTGGATCAGCTGTCCCTCGCTGGCATTGCGCTCGACCAGCAGGGCCGCGACGCCCACTTGCTCCCCGGCGCCGATCAGGCCGAGGCGGAGCGTCTGCTGAACGTCCGCCACCCGCCAGCGGGGAGAGCCGAGCCGGTTGAAGATTTCCTCCGGCCCGGCGTCCGTCCGCTCCTGCAGTTCCTCCAGTTGGGCGATGCCCAGCCGGAAGTCGCGCGGTTCGTCGAAGACCAGCCTGACCTTCGCCGTCCGGCTCATTACGAGACCGCCGAGACGGTCGGCGCGTCGGCCTGTTCGAGGGTCACCGAGACCTCGGCGTTGGTCTTGGGCGTGCCGTTCACGCTGAAGGCGGTCAGCAGGTAGGAGCCGGCGACCTGCCACTTGCCGGTGACGTTGTGTTTGACGCGGATGTTCTTCGGCTCGCCGGAGACCAGCCAGTCCATCCAGGTCTTCACCGACGAGGAGTGCATCTTGCCGGCGCCCGTGATCGAGCTGTCGATCGCATCGACGGCCCGCATGGTCCTGCTCGGAAGGCTCGGGTCGGTGCAGTCCGGCACGGTGTTGGTGATCGTCGAGGCAGTGAGGCTGATGCCCCGGTCGCCGTTGATCAGGCAGTCGTGGGCGAAGACCTCGGGAGAGGCTCCGTCGCTGATCTGCACGAGGATGTTTTCGCCATTGGCGACGTCAACGAAGGACATAGCAGTAGCCTTTCTCTGTAGGCAGGAGCGCCCACGAAGGGCTGGTTGACCGCAGGGGTGCGGATCAGGCGGAGGCGACCAGCGACAGGCGCAGCGCGACCGTCGCGCGGCTGGTCAGCCCGTCGGCGTCGCGCCGGTAGTTGATGTCCTCGACGTCCTGGATGACCACGACGTAGCCGGTCACCGTCAGGGGAGAGGAAAGGGCGGTAGAGACTGCCGCGGCGATCTGACGGACCTCGGGGAAGCCCACGGCGCGCGACCAGCAATCCAGCGAGAGGTAGACCTCCGCCTGTTCGCCGCAGCCGTTGCCGTCGTTCAGAACCTGCGACGCGCCGAGCGAGACGTAAGGAAAGGCCGCTCCCGTCGGCACGCTGTCATAGACCCGCGCCGGGTTGCCGATCAGGGCCTTAACGGATGCGGGGGCCCTCAAGGCCGCGACGATGGCGGCCTGTATGGCCAGCGAAGGGTCAATCATCGAACCCTCCCGCCTTCGCCTGCCTGATCGCCGCGTTCAGCGCCCGGCTCGCCCGGGCGGCGGCCCGCTTCTTCAACACGCGCTTGGCCGAGTTCCAGAAGGGCTTGCCGGGAACAGGCTTTCCATCCGGGCCCATGTGCCCCGCCTCAAGGTGCAGCGGATAAGGCGCTTCGGGCCCGCCAATGGAGACCGTGTAGCCGGTGTCGTTGTCGGTCTTCGCCATGACCAGTGTCGACCGCAGATCGCCGCCCTTGTCGTCCCCGGTGTGCGGAACGATGGCCTCGACCTTCGCCTTGAACTCGCTCGCGTTCTTCTCGTTGGCGCGGCGCATCTGCTCGCGCGCGGCCTCGGGGAGGCGCTGCGTGCGATCCTGAAGGCGCTTCAGGCCCTGGACCTCGTTAGCCATCGGCGCCGCCGGTCGTGGCCTGGATCAACAGCCATTGGCGTCGGCCGTCCATGTCCCCGATGAACACGATGTTGAAGGTCTGGCTGGCGTCGCGCTCGTTGATGGCGCGGTCCCCGACCTGAAGTCTGCGCGTTCCGCTGTCGCTGCGGACCCAGATGTCCCAGGACGCCAGCCCCGACAGCCGCGCCGCCTGCACCGCCTCATTGCCCCGTGTCGGCATCAGCGAGCAGGCGCGCGCGATGCCCATATCCGCCCAGTCGGTCGCGGTGTTGCCGTACCCGTCGTCGCCTTCGCCTCGGCGCTGGAACTTCACGCGCTGGCGCAGATCGCCCGCGCCCTTGGGGGCCGGCATCAGGCCTTCGCGGCCTTCTTCGCCCCGCCCTTCTTGCCGTCGCCGTCATGGTCGAGGGGATCGCTGAGCTCTTCAGCCTTGCCCGCCCTCACGGCGGCCTCGCCGGCCTCTCGCTTCACGGTGAGCTCCATCCCTGCCCGATAGGCGATGGTCACGCGGCGCTCGCCCGAGGGGGTGTAGTCGAAATCAGCGGTGAACCTGACGCGCATGGTCGGGGTCTCCTCAATGGGGGTGTAGCCGTCGGGGTAGCCGAACTGTTCAGCGGTCCAGCCGGACATCGACCGGATCGGGAGGCCCGCGTCCTTGGCCGCCAGCCATGCGGGCCTGTATCTCTCGACCAACGACCACTCGCCGGGGGTCACGTAATGCCCGGCCTCGCGCTCCATCGGGACGCCGCAGAGGATCACGCCTGACGCGTCCAGCGCCTGAACCGCAACCTGCGCGGCGTAGAGCCCCGACGACCCGGACCAGCCGAGCGGATGAACCTCTATGTCCGCGAGTCCGCCGTGCTTGCGGTGCACGAAGGCCCGGTAGTCTGTGTTCAGGGCCTTCTCGGCTCTCTCCGCACGCCACGCGGCGAACAGTTCGGGGTGCAGGGTCGCCCAGACATCGATGTGGCCCTCGTAGTCCCGACCGGCGAAGTTGGTGGCCACGATGATGGTGTGGAGGCCAGCGGTCAGGCGTCGGGCCCGCTCGAGGTCTTTCCAGACTGTCGGGGCGCCGCCGAGGACGAGGGCGATCACGCGATAGCCGGGTCTCGCAGGGGGTAGAGCAGGGCCCCGATGGGATTGTCGGGCCCCGGAACACCGGTCGCCAGTCGGGCCAGCATGTCGGACTTCTCCTCGTCCAGCAGGCTCTTGACGCCGAGAATGATGGCGGCGGTCACTTCAGGTGGAGCGGTCTCTGCGGTCCAGTCGTCGTCGGCTTGACTCTTCAGGTGCCGGAGCACCGCCGACTGCGCCTGTGCGATCTTCAGTTCGATGTCGGGCGTGCGCTCGTCCGTGAACTCCAGCGGGCTGCCGCTCTGGGTCAGGTCCAGCCGGAGGGCCAGGTTGACCTGCTCGAGCGTGACGAGGTCGACCATCAGATCTTCACCGTCGCGGGCGCTTTGGTTTGGGGGCCGGCGAAGTCCTTGCCGTCCCGGCCGCGCTTGACGGCCAGTCGCCAGTCGCCCTCGTCGGGCTTGCCGCCCGTAGTCTTCCGCGCGGTCCAGAACGAACCGCCCCAGGTCACGCCGTCGCCTTCCAGATACTCGGTCCCTTCCTTCCAGACACCCATGTCGCGGACGTAGGGCAGGAAGATTTCGTGGGTTTCGAGGGTGTCCTCGCTGGAGAACTTCAGCACCAGCACCTTGTCCTCGTGCCGGAACTCCGTGTCGAAGTCGCGCAGCGAGAAGCCCGCCGGGCCTCGCTCGCCATTCTGGCCATCCTTGCCCTCGACGCGGCCGAGGTCGCGGGTTGAGCCGTCCGATAGCGTCAGGATCAGGTTCCCCCCGCGGTCGATCACCGCCCCCGCCACTCCGACGCCGTCCCGCCCGTCCTTGCCGTCCAGCCCACGTTCGCCGGGGGCGCCCGCTTCGCCCGGCGCTCCATCCGCTCCGTCCTTGCCGTCGACGCCATCACGGCCGTCCGCGCCCGCCGCGCCGGCCTCCCCGTCTTGTCCATCGACGCCGTCACGGCCAGCCGGACCCGGATCGCCCTTCTCGGGCGCTCGCTTCTTCAGCTCGGCAATCTCTTGATCCTGCGCCTCGATCCGCTTCAGCAGGGGCGCAGTGGCCTCGTCCACATAGGACTTGACCACCTCCACCATCTGCTCGCCGAAGGCCTTACCGTCGAACATGCGAGAGCCCCTTCGTGAGAGCGATCATCGCCCGGGCGGCCTGAAGCTCGGCCTCGTTGTCGTTCGCGGGGTCCGCCTGCGCCGGTGCGGGCTCTTCCGTGCCGAACGGATCGGCCCCCGCATCCCGTCGCGCCAGCGCGGCGAGGGAATAGTTCTGCTGCTGGAGGTAGACGGCGTCGCCACCCTCGGTCGGGCCCTTGTCCAGCTTGGCGCGCATCTCGTCGATCTTGAGGATGCCGGCGCCCTCCTTGAGCACCTGCATCTGGGTCACGCTGTCCATGCGGAGCAGGTTTTCCGTGTCGAACTCGGTGCCAGTGCCGGCCGGGCACTCCAGCCCTTCATCAAGGCAGAGCTCGGCGGCCTCGATCAGGCTCTGCAGGCACTGCGAATAGTATTCGACGTTCAGCGCCTGGATGTTGTTGTAGGTCGGCATCTGGCCGATGCCGATCTTGTAGGGCGGGACGTGGAAGGTGGAGCAGACCACCTCCGCCGACCACTTCAGCTGCTCGATCAGCTGCGATTCCTCCGCCGACATGGCCATGCGCTCATACTTGAGCCCGTCACCCAGGACGGCTACTCGGCCCGCGTTCTCGCCTGAGAAGTTGGTTTCCCACGTCTCCTTGAGCCGGGTCGCCGTTTCGTCGGCGATGGAGCCCGGAGCGGTCAGCACTCCACCCGGCTGCGAGCGGTTGCCGAAGAAGGCAGCGGAACTGTCGAGGATGTTCATCCCCTGCATCGCCGCCAGACCTGAGGCGTAGATCGGCGAGGTGCCGACGAGGGGATGGAACAGGCAGTTCATCCGGTCGTGGATGATCTCCCGCGCCGGAACGAGGACATCAGCGGGCATCCCAGCGAGATTGTCCGTCTGGAGTTGGTAAAAGACCGACCCGTCATCGGCGACCATCGGAGTCACGCGGTTCGGGTCCAGCACATAGAGCGCCACCACGACGTTGCGGGCGTCCCGGCGCTTGAGGACGTAGGCGTTCCCCCGCATCAGCTTGGACAGCATCCAGCCTTCCCAGAACTGGATGCGGGTCTGCCACGGGTTCGGCTTGCGCAGGACCGGCGAATAGGCCGGGCTGTCGGCCTCTGTCCAGATCCCCGCGTCCTGCTTCACCAGCTTAACGCGCAGCTTCGCCACGTCGGAGGCGATCAGCGTCATGCAGGCGTAGACGGCGTGGAAGCTCAGGACGAGGTTGCGGTCGATGGTGACGTTCTGCTGCCAGGCGCCCTGATAGGACTCGTACACGCGGAACCAGCCGCGGCTCTCGGCCACGGAGGCGAGGTTCGCCGCCTTCACGATGGCCATCGCGGCCCGGGCGACAATGCCCGGCTTGCGCGGCTGAACCTGCGTCGCCAAGGATCAGTCCCCGCTCTTCGCGGCGGCGATCTTCTCGCGCAGGGTGGTGGCGTCCCAGCCGTTGAAGGGGCGCTTGCCGAGAGCCTTCTGATATGCCTCGCGCAGCACCTCGATCTCGCTCGGCGCGGCGGCCGGCATGGGCGCGGGGCGGGCGACCATGTCGCGGCGCTCATATCCCAGCTTTCCGAGAACGCGGGCGAAGCGGGGGTCACGCGAGGCCGCGGCCCGATCCATGTAGCGGCTGTTCTTCATGCCCGTCTCCCGTGGTCGAAAAGGGCCGGCCGGGGCGAACCCCCGGCCGGCCTTACTCATCGAGGCGATCAGCCGCCCCAGGCCACGCTGTCCAGCAGGGCCACCGCCGACGTGCGGCGCTTGGACCAGTTCAGGATGCGCTCGGCGCGGAAGGCCACGCTGTTCGTCTGGAACATCGAGACCAGCGACGTGGCCGTGGGGGTCACGGTGTCGTTGGTCGGGTTGTCCAGCATCTGCAGCGAGGCCTCGCGCGACACGTCGACCTGCACGCCGCCTTCATCCGCGAAGTAGATGTCGGAAGCGTTGACCAGGGCGACGAAGCCCGTGGTGACCGCCGGCGAGCCCGAGGTCTCGGTCGGGACGTATTCCGACACGATCACCGGCAGGCCGACGAAGGTGCCGCCCCGCATGGTCAGGCCCGGGAATTCCGGCTGGCCGAGCGGGTTGACCATCAGCGACAGCGCGAGCGCTGTGGCCGAGGACATGATCCAGACACCCGAGGTCGGCGGGTTGTTGGCCGCCACGAAGGTGGCCATCAGGGCCCGCACATCGGCGCGGATGTCGTCCGCGTCGCCGGTGCCGGTGGCGTTGACCGCGGTCACGCCGTTGGTGATCGACGCGGGCGAGACACCGGCCGAGGCCGCCTTGTCGGGATCGATGAAGTCGATGTCGATCCGTTCGGCGACGGCGGCGGCCAGCGCATCCCGAAGGATCGCATCGGCGGCCGGCGACGACTTCCGCAGCAGCTCTTCGGTCACGACCGAGATGGTGGCGACCTTGAGCTCGTCCAGGGACGTGCGGCTGAAGTCGAAGGCGGTCAGCGGCTTGGGCTTGCCCTCACCGACCCAGTAGGCCTGTCCGCCGCCGGTCTGGCCGATCAGGGCCGTGCGGAACGGGACGCGCCGCAGGTTCGGGATGCCGTTCTGGCCGAACTTGCCGACGATGGTCATCGGACGGAGGTATTCGGCGAAGTCGGCGTAGACCGCCGTTTCGTCGCCGACCAGGTCCTCGGCCCAGTTGCCCGAGGTCGAGGCGCCGGCGACCACGTTCGCCTTGGTGACGATGCGGTGGACGACCGAGTTCTCGCCGTAGAGCGACTTGGCGACGTCGCCTTGGCGGAGCTCGCCCTGGCTGAGGAAGGCGAGGGCCTTCACCTTGGCGAGGCGAGCGAACTCGATGCCGGGCTCGGCCTTCGGCTGGGCCTTGACCTGCACGGTCGAGGCGGCGCGGGCCTGGGAGCCCGTGGCCTCGGTCGAGACGCCTTGGACCGGCTGCGCGGTGGCGGCCGAGTTGGCCTCCTGCGCCTTCAGGCGCACGATATGGGCGTCGATGGCCTTGACCTCGGCGTCCAGGTTGTCGTGCTCCTCGGCCTGGGCGGCGTCCAGCGTCTCGTCGCCGGCCTCCTCCATGATGGCCGACATGCGCGCCGTCTTCTCGGTGCGCGCGGTTTGGAACGCAGCGATGCGTTCGGCGATGGTCTTCATTTTCGTGCCCTCCTTGGGCGCTTTCGAGTGAGCGACGACCGGGATGGCCTTCGCTGGCTTGCCCGAAGCGCCGGGCGAGGCGGGAGCCACGAGGGTGGCCCCGGACAGGTCGACCTCTTCCTCCTGCGGCTGGCCGGACGCGGCCCGCAGGTTGGAGTCGATCGACTTGATGCTGGTGATGGTGCAGTCGGCGTTGGCCGGGATGGTCACGAGGCTGAGCTCGAGGATTTCGAACTTCAGGAACCGGATGCCGCCGCCTTCCATGAGCGCGTATTCCAGCGCCCGGAAGCCGACCGACACGGCCTTGACCAGCTTCAGCTTGACCGACTGCCAGGCCTCGTCGAGCCGGTCCTTCAGGGCGCCGGGCTCGTCGGTCTTGACCATGCGGATGGTGAAGGGGATGCCCTTCGAGGTGGCCTTGCCCAGTTGGACGTGGCCGACAGGCTCATAGGGGTTGTGCTGCCAGAGGGCGGGGAGTTCCGCGGCGAACTCGGCGCCGAGGGGTTCGAGGATGTCCCCCATCCGGTCGGGCGTCGGCGTGGTCGCGATGCCAGTGATGATCCGCTCGTCTTCGCTGACGGCCTTCACATCGAGCATGGAATAGGCGCGGTTCATCGTCGCCTCCGTTCAGGTTGGCTGGGGGTGCCGGGGTCCGGCTAGAGGATGAGCATCTGGTATTGGCGCTCGGCGGCCTCGGTCTCATTCGCCAGCGCCGCGCCGGCTGCCATGGCGTTGGTCACCAGCCCGTCGATCCGGCCCCTGGACCGCTTCTTGTCGAAGGCCCTGTTCTTCTGCCCGTCCGCGATCAGTAGGGCGTTGCCGGCGCACCAGTAGGTGACGGGCGAATGATCGATGACGATCTGCTTGTTGAGGATCGCATCCTCGAACCGCTCGACGCTCCGGGGCATACAGAGCTGCCGGTCCTCGAACACCACCCGCGTCCCTTGGGCATGGGCGACCAGCTTGAGCCCTTGCCCTTCCGGTTCCGCCGGGCCCTTCCAGCGCCAGACCGGGAAGCCGATCTCGTCGCAGGCGGCGATGAAGTCCGCGATCCCTGCCGGATCGAAGGCCAGGTACTGCAGATCATGCTCTGCCGCGATCTCCGCCAGCTTGGCGGCCACGAACGACTTGTCGATCACGGCTCCGGGGACGACCTCCAGCCAGCCGTCCGCAGCCCACTGGCTGTAGGGCGCGCTATCGGCCCGCTCCCGGTCGTCCAGCCCATCCTTCGTGGTCCAGTACCAAGTCTTCGAGTAGAGCTTGCCGTCCTTCAGCCAGCTCACCGTCAAAGCGGTGAGGTCGTTCTTCTGCGACAGGTCGAGCGACGCCCAGCAGGGACAGCCCCGGAAGTCGTCCGGGTCCACCTCGCCCTGAACCGCGGCCCAAGACTCCTCGGCGATCCAGAAATCCACCGCCCCGGTCGGGATGCCGAAATACAGCCGCTTCACGGACATGGCCGTCGAGGTCAGCTGCCGGGCCGTATTGACCTCGCCCCGGATGTTCTCTTCCGGGAAGGTGATCCCCAACGCCGGCAGGGCCTTCACCCACGCCTTCGGGTTGTCGAAGATCGTCTCCCGGTCCGCCTTGTCGACCCGGGCGATGAAGGCGAACGCCTCGTCATCGAGAACTTCGCCCTTCAAGACCCGCTGGAAGAACTCGCTGTAGGCGGTCCCGACCAGCTGCGTCGATGCGGGGGTGTTCGTCCCCAGCAGCATCATCGCATCGCCCGGCATCTTCGCGATGGCCCGGCGCCACGTCTCGATGGAAGTCCCGAACTTGAACTCGTGGATCTCGTCCGCCGTCACCAGCGTAGGGCGCGGGCCGGAGATCGCCTCCCCATTCGCCAGCGCCTGAAACCTCGAGCCCGTCTCGGGATGCTCGATCTTCCAGGCGTTGTCGCCTTCGCCCCGGATCAGCACCTCGCCCCGGCTCACGAGGCTGTCAGTCTCATCCTCCGGCGTGTCCGGCAGGTTGGCCCGGCACATGGCCACGGCATCCTTGAACAGCACGTTCGCGGTCGCCCGGTCCTGACCGATCGCATAGACCTCTGACCTGGCCACCCCATGCCAGCCCATCATGTAGAGGCCGATGGCCGCCATGAGCGGTGACTTGGCCTGCCCCTTGCCAGTCTCCAGCCACGCCTGCCTGAACCGGAGTCGCCCGCTCTCCTTCTTCCACCCGAACAGGCTGCCGATCACGAACCGATGCCACGGCAGCGGGACGAACGGCTGCCCCTCCATCGCGCCAGCCGTCACGGTCAGGACCGCAGGAAAGAACCCCAGCGCCCGAGACGCCGCCGCTTCGTCAAACCACAGTCCGCGTGACGGGCCTTCCTTCAGGTCCCGCAGATGGCGCTCAGCCGCGAACTTCCCAAACTCTCCCGAGATGATTCGGCCCGCAACGACGTCCAGCGCCCATTGCGTCGTCGGGTCAGCCGGCTTTGACGGGCCGGAGATAGTCATCGGAGGCACGGGCAGACCTCGCTTTCCGCTCAACCTTCGCCGCCGTCGACCGCCGGCGAGGCGACAGGCCCAGCTCCGCCTCCAGCTGCGCCGCGTCCGATCCGGCCTCGCGCATCGCCATGAAGTGCGGACTGATCCGCGCGATGGCCTTCGCGTTCCCCCGGCGCGGCTTGGTCACCGCCCCGTTCTCGGCGACCTCCCGGCTCGACCGGTCAAAGTTGATGTAGGCCAGCACCAGCCGCTGGATCGCGTGACGGTTCGTAGGAGAGAGCGTGTTCCGCTCCCGCATCTCCGTCGTCACCAGGCGCCAGTATTCGCCGGCCGCCTCGATCTCCAGGTCGTCCGTCAGGAGCATCCGCCAGTGCGGCTCCGGTACGATCTCGCCCGTCCCTTGAACCACGTTCATGCGCCCTCACCCCTACGGGGTGCCCTCAACTTTTCGTTCTGAAACCGCTCTCAGTGAAAATGCAGGGCCCCCGCCGGTCCGTAAGGCAACGACTTCCAGACTTTCGACCCCCGCCCCCTATGGTCTGGGCTGGTTCCAGGGATGGGCGGCGTCGATGGGTCGCCCCTTGAGGTCACACCCTGCCACGAAGCCTCGGCTCTCTTGCTGCTGCTTGGTGATGTCGTGATGGTCAGGGCAGAGGGTTTGCAGCTCGCCGCACCAGAACAGGGTCTCGCTGCCCTTGTGCTCGATGACATGGTCGGCGACGAGGAAGCGCCGCCTCGGGTTAGCCTGCCTCTCACCGGTCGAGGTGAGGCTTCCGTCGTTGAGTATGCCCTTGGCCAGGCACATGCGGCACAGGGGCTCGGCCCTCAGTTGCTGAGCGCGGCGGCCGTGAGGACCGCACCAGCGGGCCAGCTTGTACCACGGGCGCCAAGCCTCAGCCTCCGGGCTCCGGTTGTCCCTGCGGGTCATGGGTTAGGCTGGGCGGCGCTGGCGGGTTCCGTGTCGCCGGGCTCGCTGCTCCAGCTTGGCCATCTCGGCGTGGACCATAGCCTGAACTTCGGAGGCGTCGATCTTCAGGACCAGCTTGCTGACGGTCTCGGCCTCGCGCCATGAACGCCAGACGATCTCGCCGTGATACCAGAGCACAAAGCCCTCGGGCCATTGGCTCAGGCGGACGACGCCACCATCCGGTGTTTCGGCGCGGGCGATCTCGACGATCTCAGCGTCAGCCATCCTCGCCTCCGATGTCGTGGGTGTCAGGCCGTGACGTGCATGGCCCGCTTGGTCTTCGGGTCGATCAGGGCCGACTCCCTCTTGGGGTAGCCGCCTATCCAGACCCGCCGGAAGGTGGCCGTCTCGTCCCCGGCGCAGCGGAGGCGCTCGTAGTAGTCGCCGTTCCTCACCGTTCGGTCGATGATGACCGGCTCGCAGCAGGTGCGGTCACAGACAGGACAGCCCGCGCGCTTGGCGTGGGCCGCAGCGATGATGCCTCCGACGTTCTCGGGCATGGCGTCTCGGTGCTGTGGTGATGGTGTCGCTTCCCCGGGCTGGCCGTTGCCGTAGCTCAGAACACAGGCGGGGGAACGAGAACGGCCCACGCCGGGAAGGCGGGGCCGGTGTCCGGACGCGCGAAGCGCCGATACGCTTTTATGCCCTGATTTTATTTAGAACCGCAAGGGGTGGTGTTCGGTCACGCTGCCGGGCGCAGGATGTCGTAACCGACCGCCGCCAAATCGAGAGCCACGCCCAGCTCCGCCTCCATGGCCAGGGCCCTGGTCTGGTCGTTGCCGGCCAGAGCCCTGACATACTCGCCCCGCCCACATACGGCGTCGATCAGGTCGGCCAGCCTTGCCGATCCTGTGGCCGAGACGATGTGGGCCCGCGCATTGGCCTGCCGGTTCCGGGCGTCCGCGGCCTTCTTGGCCGTCGTGGTGTCGAGGTCGTCGTTCGCGGCGCCGTGGGGGGTGTTGTCGTTCAGGCAGGATCGCAGGCTGTAGGTCCGCACCAGGGTGTAGTCCGCCGACCACGCCTCGGCCGCCCGCTTCCGATGTCCGGTGAGGCGCTTCTTGTCGATCAGCCACAGCATCCCGTGGCGCTTGCCGACTCCGGTGGCGGTGCGGAGCGTGTCGACGCCCTTGGCGGCAAGGCCGGCATCCTGCTCCGCTGCCGCCTCCCGCGACTCCCGTTCGGCCTTGGCGCGACGGTGATCCTCCAGTCCGTCGTCCACGCGGTCCAACGCCTCAATGGCCTTGTCCATCTGGCGCAGGGCGATCCTGTTCTCGGCTGTACGCATCGGCCCTTCCATGTGGGCTTCCGGCATGGCCTCGACCCGGCCGCGGACAAGGGCGGCCCGCTCGATCAGCTTGCGCCACTCAAGGGCGATGCGGGCTTCGGCTTTGGCGGCGAGGGTCATGCTGCGTCTTCCTTGGTGAGAGGGGAGGGGTCGTTGTCCGACATCAGGGCGATGGTGAAGGCCGCGTCCTCGCGCTGGATCGCCATGTCAGCGTCGAGCAACGATGCGGCTGCGTCCCGTAACTGCCGGGCGCTGGCAGAGCCCTTCGGTCGGGTTTCCGCCTTGTGGATCAGGCCGTCTGCGATGACCCGGAGGGTTGTATCGTTCGCCGCTCTCATGCCGCGCGCTCCGTTTCCCGGAAGTGCCGGTCCTCGGTCCCGAACTGCATCCGCACCTCGCCGGGCTTGCCGATGACCTCGTGGTATCGGCTCTTCTGAACCTTGATCAGGGTGTCGTCTTCGTTCTCCCGATGCACGATCACCCCCAGGTCGGCCTTGTTGTACCAATTGGCCGAGCCGGCGATGTCGTAGAGGGTCGGCATCTTGTACTTGCCGTCGGCGTCCTTCACCGACTTGGTCGGGTGCGCGATGACCGCGATGTGGACCCGAAAGGCCTTGGCGAACCGCTTCAGCGCCCGGATGGCCCGGCCAGTGTATTCCGTCTCCGTCTCTCCGGGCCTGCGGCTGTGCTCGAGTTCGTTCCACGGGTCGATGATGATGATCGACGCCGCGAACCGGACGACAGCTGCTTCCATCCTGTCGAGTAGCCATTCGAGCGAGGCGTCGTCATCCTCGCCCGGGACGAGGAAAACGTGGTGCTCGTTGATCCACCGGTCGGCCGCCGCGATTTGATCCGCTTCAAGTTTCCAGTGCGCCGTGCTGCAGTACCAGGCCCGAAGGTTCCGTCTGTGGTCGCGCTGGGGCTCCTGCTCGAACGAGGCCCACGCGATGGTCAGGGCGTTGTCCTGAGCCACACCGCAGAACAGGTCGTTGGCGAAGCTGGTCTTGCCGAAGCCCGGCGTTCCGGTGAACACCGAGAAGTCGCCCAGCCGGACTTTGAAGTTCTCGCGGAAGAGCCCGAACTGGCGCGGGCGCGGCTCGTAGAGCACCTGTGCCGGCAGGGGCGGGAGGTCGCTCATCCGGTGGACCCCGTCGACCTTGATCCACTGCGCCCGGTTGACCGTCTCGACCACGCCCTTGGCGCCGTAGTCCTCCAGCACCTCGTTCAGGTCTTTCAGGCGCTCCCTGCCACGGCGCCCAGGGTTCTTGGCCTTCGGGTAGGTCAGGAACTTGCACCGGAACCGTCCGAGGATCACGGACAGGTCGTGCAGCAGCGCAGCGCCGTTCTCGTCGCCATCCGAGGCGATGATGATCACCGGAGCCCGGTCTTTCGTCAGGAACGGCTTAATGTCCTTGAGCCAGTCGTACTTGGTCCCGCCTTCCAGATCTTCCGCCGTCCGTTCGCCCGGCGGCGGGGCGCCGTCCGGAACGCTGATCGTCCGCAGCAGGCCGCACTGGATGGCCGCCAGGGCGTCGAGTTCGCCCTCGGTGATGATCAGCGGCTGATCCAGCAGCGCGTCGTCCTTCACCGCATCCTCATTCCAGGCACAGCGGACCCCGCCCTTGTCCTGCCAGTATTTCTGCTGGCCTTCGGGCACCTCGCCGAGGAAGCGGTATTTGCGGCGGACGATCTCTCCGCCCCTGACGAACGGGATAACCAGCGCATCACCACCACCTTTGCGGACGCTCCCGAGCCCGAGCCGGCTGGCCAGCTCGATGTCCAAACCCCGCTGGTCGAGTTGATCCATCACGGTCATCGAAAAATCCTTCCTCGTAGGGACAGTGCCAGCACTTCACGAGAACCGCGTCGGCGGTTTCGGTGACGTGCAAACAGGGGTCGCGTTTCTTCTTCCGGTGGGCCGAGCATTTCGGGCAGGTGGTCCGGTAGTCGGCTCCCCGGCCGGGGTTGATTCCGGCGGCTCGGGCCTTGTCGATGCGGGTCGCCATCAGACCCACCCAACGCGCTTCAGCTGCGCGTCCTCTTTCCGCCGCCGGGCGACAGCTTCGGCGGCCTTGGTGAGGTAGCTCTGCGGGTCCTGGGTGCCGCTCACGGTCGCCTTGGCGAGAGAGGGCAGGAGGTCCCGCGGTTCGAGCTTGTTGGCCGAGATCAGGCGACCGAAGAACGGGCGCGCCTTGGCTTCGGTCATGCGCCCTTGGCTGGTCAGGAGGCTGACGGCCTTCCTCCACGCCTCGGCATCGTGATCGACTTGCACGGCGCCGTCAGCGCCCGAAGATTTATCTTCGGAACTCTGGCTTCTGGCTTCTGAAGAATGCTGCAGCAAAACGTCATCGTTTGCTGGCGTCCCTTTCAGCCTTTTCAACGCATTAGCCCTCGCGCCGAGTCTGCCAGACCGGGCACGTTTGATCGACTTTTCTTGCGCGATTTCGAGCTCAAGGCCGAGGCGAGCGTTTGTGAGGTCGTCCCCATCGACATCGAAGAATTCAAGCACGTCCCCGCCGATCTTGGCCCATCGTGAGGGGGTGCAGCAGACGATGCGGGCCAGTTTCTTCGGGTCGTTGGGCAGGCGGCCGTCGGCGCGCCACATTGCCATCAGCAGGAGCAAATACGCCCCGTGCTGTTCCGTGGTCAGGTGCCGCGTGTCGCCCAGGTAGTCGGCGACATAGAGTTGCATGAAGGGCGCGCTCATCTCGCCCCTCCCGCCGGCATAGCGGCCTCGCGCGGATCGCCGTCGAACATCAGGCGGCCCCTGCGAGAGCGAGCAGGTTGGGAGCCGACGACTCGGCCTCCATCTGCATCAGGTTTTTGACGGCTTGCCGGTAGTAGGCGGGCTTCAGTTCGGACCCGATGAACCGGCGGTCAGCCTTGAGGGCCGCCCAGCCTTCGGAGCCGATGCCCATGAAGGGCGAGAACACCGTGTCGCCGGGGTTCGTCCAGAGCCGGATGCACCGCTCGATCAGGTCAAGTTGCAGCGGGCAAAGGTGGCGCTCGTCCTTGTCCTCACGGGCGACCTTCACGTTCAGGACGTCGGTCTGGTTGATATCCATCCAGACCGGAGAGGCCCATTGCTGCCACATCGACACCGGGAACAGGTTCTTGTCCTGCCCGACCTTGTCGGCCTGGCCCTCGTCTTCCGGCGTCTTGCGGAAGATCAGGACGTAGTCGGGCATCCCCTGTCGGTTGCGCGTCGCGTCGGTCTGAATCTGTTTGTAGAGCAGGCCCAGCGCCTTCGTCCGCTGCATCTCGATTACCGGGTCTTTCCAGACGGTGATGCGACTATGATAGGTCCAGCCTTCGGCTTCATGGACTTCCCGAATATCGGCGGGGAAGTCGTAGAGACCAACGGTGCCGTGCGTGCCCTTGGTCCGGGGCAGGTCGGAGCAGTGAACCGCCGTCAGCCGGCCGGGCTTGGTGATGCGGAACTTCTCGCGCACGAGATGGCGGTAGAGTTCCTTGAACTCGGCCTCATTGGCCACATTGCCCATGTCCCGCTCGCTGTCGCTGTAGACGAACAGGTGAGCGAAGGGCGGGCTGTAGACGGAGAAGCCGATCGAGGCGCCCGGCAAGCTGGCGGCGAACTCCACACAATCGGCGTTGACGGCGTAGAAGCGTTCGCCCTGAGCGGCGTCGAGAACCTCGGTCATGCGGCGATCCATTCGGGAAGTTGAAGGGGGACGGTCGGCGCATAGGGCGCTTGCTCGTGAACGATGCGGGCCGCGCGAGCCATGGCGGCGGTCATCTCGCGCTTCATGCCCTCGTGGTCGCCCGCCTTGCGGCTCACGACGTTCCAGATGCTTTCCTCAGTGTCGGCGCAGGCGATATGCACATCGACCGGGCGAACCTGGCCGAAGCGCCAACAACGGCGGATGGCCTGATAGAAGCTTTCGTAGGAGAAGCTGAGGCCGACGAACGCCACGCGGGCGCAGTGCTGCCAGTTCAGACCGAACCCCGCGACGGACGGCTTGGTGATGATGATGCGCACGGCGCCGGTCGAGAACGCGGTCAGGCGTTCCTCTTTCTGCTCCGGTGTCATCGACCCGCGAACCTCGACGGCCTCCGGGATGCGGGCCGTCAGGGCGTCTGCTTCATAGTCGGTGTCACACCAGATGACCCACGGCTCGCCCGGCTCGCGCGCCACCACTTCCGCGATCAGGTCCGCGCGGGCGTCGATGGTCTTGCGCTTCTCGCCGTGAATGGCCGTTGCCGAAGTGTCCGGCATACGGAACAACCGCGCCTGCCCGTCTTTCTCGTGGCCGGTGTCGATCGACCGGTCGGCCGCTACCTTGTGACGTTCCAGGTTGAGCGGAGGCAGGTCGAAGCCGTCATCGGAGAAGCCAAGATCTGACGGCTTGGAAACGCAACGCGCCCACGACGCCACCCAGTTCCAGAAGTCCTGAACGGCGTGGCCCTTCATGCGCCAGTTGCCGGTGTCGGCGCTGTCGTGAAGGAACCAGCGGGTCAACATCTGCGATTGCGACATGGCGCCGAGGAACTGGCTGTGCTGGCCGAGTTCGGCGTGATCGTTCGGCGCCGGGGTGGCGGTGCAGGCCAGCCGGAAGGGCGTCTTGGCGAAGCCGTCAATCAGGGCGCGCGTCGTCTTGCCGTTGAAGCTCTTGAGGATGCTGCTTTCGTCCAGCACGACGCCGGCGAACTGCGCCACGTCGAACTTGCCGAGGCGCTCGTAGTTGGTGATGTAGACGCGGGCGCCGGTGATTTGGTCCGGCTCACGGACGGCTTTCGCGTCGATGCCGAACTTGACCGCCTCGCGCTCGTGCTGAGCGGCCACGGCGAGGGGGGCCAGCATCAGGACGGGCTTGTTCGAGAACTCGACCACCACCCGGCCCCATTCGAGGGCGCAGAGCGTCTTGCCGAGGCCGGTGTCGAGGAACATGGCCGAGCAGCCGGTCCGCAGGGCGAAGTCGGTTACATGCGCCTGGTGGGGGTTCATGGCCGAGTTCAGCGTCGGCACGTTGCCGAGCCCGCGCGCCTCGAACTGGATGCGCTTCGCAGCGATCAGGTCGTGATAGGGCGTCATCCTTCACCCCCGTCATCCGGCCGGTTCTCATTCGCGGGCTTGGCGAACAGCTGCTCCGCCCTCGCCGCGGCAACAGCCCGGTTCAGCTTCAGCGGCCCGCCAATGTCAGCTGCCCGGCTGTTGAAAGCCGTCATGGCCTCGACCCGTCCGATGATCGGGTGAAGGTTCTCCGCCACCATATCGAGGGTGTCGCAGAGGATGGCGGCGCGTTCCTGGGGGTCCAGCTCGGTGAGCATGGCCTTCACAGTCTGGCGGGCGGTCATGCGCAGGAACATGGCCCGGGCGGAGCGGGCGGCTTTGGAGGCTGGGGCTTCCTTGGAACGGTCGATGCGCTCGATGAGATACTGTTCGCGGGCAGTCATGCGGCGAGGCTCCGCCGCATGCGCCAGACGACGCCAGCGACGACAGCGCGGCTGACGCCGACGGCACTCGCTACTTCTGAGAAGGTGTGGCCGTCATTCGCCAAGGACACGATGCGGTCGTCGCGGTCCGGCATGGATCGGCGCCGGCTGCAGCGCTGGCGGCCGATTGTCACCTTCCCGTCAACCCAGTCCACCCGATGACGGGAGCGCAGCGTGATGAGCGCGCATGTCAGGGACCGGTCTGAACACCCCAGCCACTCCTTCAGCTCGGCCTCTGTGGCGCTGCCGCTGAAATGCCCTTGCAAGTCCTCCAGTATCTCGACCGACAGGGACGGGAGGGCGCCGCGAGCCCCTCTCGCGCGCATCGGGACCAGCCTCTCGGCAAGAACGAGGCGCACCATTTCGTGCGAGCACCCCACGGCCTCGGCTATCGCCCTCAGCGGGAAGCCGTCGCGGTAGAGCACGACCATATCGGCCCAGTCGGTGAGGGTGAGACGAGTCATCCGATCCAATTCCGATTATGGTCATTGGCCGCCTGAAGCCGCTCCAGTTCGCTTTCCAGACAGGCCTTGAGGCCCGCCATGCCGGAGATCGCGTGAATGCGGCGCATGGCGCTACCCAGCCGGGACCGCTCGATCTGGATGACGTCGGCCCGCTCACGCATGGCGGTGATCGCTGCGTCGATGGCCATCTAGGCGACCCTCCGCAGAGACCGCTCATAGGCCTTGGCGTCTGGGGCGCCGCCGAGACGGGTCCGGCTGACGGCCCTCGTCCCATGCGCGGCGCAGTAGGTGGGGATGCCCCGGTTCGCGAACAGGTCGACAGGCTGACCGCAGCACATCTGGTTGGCCGGGCGGTCGGGTTCTCCGACGGGCCAGGAGCACTGCCCGAACCGCCGCTCGAGCAGCAGGATCGCGTCGTCATTGGCCGGGGCCGCGAAGGCGTCGACCAGCTTCTTCCCGGCCTCGGCGGCGGCGCTGGACCGTTTCAGGGCCTCAGCAGGGTCAAGTGTGGCGACGGGGCCGAACACGGCTCCGGGCTTCAGGTGGGGGCCTTGTCTTGGCGGGGTCCGCTTGGCTCCCCGAGGGCTGGCCGGGCCAGACCGAACCGGAGGGGCTTTCATGGCCCGCGCCCGGGGCGGCATGGTATCCTGGACCAACACGCCTTTGCGGACGAAGGTGTAGGTCTTGCGTATCAGCTTCACCCCGTCCAGCCGACTGGCGGCGGTAAGGCCGAGCCTCTGGCATTTGCCGATGACCGCGTTTCGGCTGAGGCCCATCTTCGCGGCGATCTGGCTAGCCGAGTGGCCGCTGCGCCAGAGTTGCTCCAGCTGGTCGACGACGCCGGGGGCTTTCCAGTTGAAGTCATGGACGCTCATTGGCTTGCCCCCTTCAGGCTGGCATGGGTGAAGTCGTATCGGGCCCGCCGCTCCGCTCCGATCTGGCGACAGACGCCCCGGCGACGAGCATCGGCCTCCCTGCGCTGGCTCTCCCGGTGAAAGGCGGAGAAGGCGCTCATGGCAGGTACCGGAAGAGGCGCGTCGAAGAGGTCGCGGTCCCGGACCGGTTCCCTGAAGCATCCGCAGTTACGGCAGCGGGCGTGGGGCATTTCATCCCAGCGCCTTCAGCACGTCGCCAGCCTGGGCGATGGTCTCCAGCGCCTTGGCGCGGATCGGGCGGGCTTCAGTCTCCGTCACCTTCCCGTCGGCGGTGGCGAGCCGGATCATGCGGCCCATGTCGACGGCGCTCTCGATGGTTTCGCTGGCCTCCGTGCCGAGGTCGGCGCGAGGCGCTCCGGTGTCGCCCTTCAGCAGCTCGATGAGGGCCTCCCGCTCCTCGGCGTTCGCCGCCATCAGGAAGCGATGGAGCGGGATCGTCGTGTCGGGGTGATCGTCGTTCTCGTAGTGGCTGAAGACGCCCGGTGAGACGCCGGCCGCCATCGCGGCGTTGGCGGTCGACCCCATGCGGAGCCTGATGCGGCGGGTGATGGCCTTGATGACGTGGACGCTCATGTTCGCAAACCGTTCCGGGTGATCGTTTTGGTGACGGGCTGGGGTCGTTCAGGCGATAGGGGCGGCGGGTTGTTCAGGGAGAGGGTCTTGGTCATTTGCGGCGTCAGGCTGTTCAGCGGGCTTTCCGCATCGTCCGAAGGCTGGGCGCTGAGAGAGATCACCCGACTCTGCGGCCTCACGCTGGGCGGCTGCATTGCAGAGGATGAGGAAGGCTCCGCGCCGGGCCCCGAACGAGTGGAGCCGGTGCGCGGTCGAAGCCACTTGCGCCTTGTCAGCCATGGGTGAGGCTCCGATCAGAGGGGGTGGCCGGCCGCTGGGCTGGAGGGAACGGCGCGCGGCCCCTGTCGCCACCGGGTTGGGGCCCGCTCGTGCGGCGACAGGATGGGGCGACGGAACGGCGACGCTGCCGGGTTTCCGTCACAAGGCTAACGAATCGTTCACCCTCATTCCGCGCGAAACGCGAACATTTAGGGTTGCAGAACGTCAGAATGTAACGTCGTGTAACCGACTTAAGCCGGGGGGCCCGAAGGTCGGGAGTGGCGTTGATGGCGAAGCCGTATTGGGAGAAGTGCCGCCGCGGGAAGCTGCTCAAGGCCGTGATGGCCGAGGCTTTGCCCGACAACGTGGCCCTGCTGGGCCGCGCCGACGAGCGGGCGGCGCGGGGCCAGCTGATCGCGTCAGCCGTGGCATACTGCAACGCGCGGTGCGGGGGTTGTCCGCTGACCAGAGGAGAGCCGACCGGGTAGGTCATGCGGCGTTGGCCGTGGCGGGAGCGGCGTCGTTGGCGGCCTCCATCGCCAGCAGGACGTCCAGCGTCATCGCCGGAAACGCCTTCATGATCTCCGGCCACGCATCCCGGGGAAGCTTGTTCCGGTTCACCCAGAGCGAGACAGCGCCGGGCTTGCGGTCGGTCGCCAGGGCGACGGCTTTCGGGCCCCCGTGGTCTCGGACAAACTGTTTCGCATCGGTCATGCCGAGTAGCTTACCGCGAGTAAGCTAGAATGCAACCCCCTAGCGCACACTCGGTAAGCTTTCTCCCGGTAAGCTTCCTAACCATGGACACGGGCTGGGAATATCTGGCGGAAGCGCACGAACGGCTTAGGTGGGCCCGGCTTCGCGCGGGCTACGCCACGGCCAAGGCCGCCTCCGAGTCCCTCGGAATGAAGAAGGACACCTACTCCGCCTATGAGCGCGAGCCGGGGAAGTCGAAGGTGACCGGCCTGGACCACCAGCGCGCAATCCAGTTCGGGCGGAAGTTCAAGGTGAGTTGGGAGTGGCTTCTGCTTGGCATCGGCTCGCCCTTCAGCGGGGTCCAGACTACCTATCAAGAGCGGGTCATGACAGCTATGTCGGACGCGCCCGAGGAAGAACAGGAGCGGATCGCCAAGGCGGTTGAGGCCCTACTCAGGACGGGTACTAACGGATGATGATCGCGGTCCTGGTTCTGGCGCTTGTCGCGCCGGACTACCTGACGGAGGTTGTCGGAGAGCCGATCACCACGACTGGCACGACGGCGGAGATCGCCACGCGAGCCGAGGCGTGCGCGGCGCAGACACTGAACGCTGGCGCTGACGAGGGGCCCGTGATCCTTTCTAGCGACCCGGCCTCTGGTGTCGTGGTGGCCCGCAACTCCCTCGAATACCGAGATGGCCTGCTGCCGTGGCGGATGCGCAGCCGGATCACCATAGAGGCCCGCGACGGTCGGTTCAGGATTCGCCACTCGGCGATAGAGCGGCACGACGATCAGTCGTTCGGCGCGCAGGTGCTTGGCGCCTCCCCGTGGGCGCCGGTCGGCAAATGGCGGGGTTCCGGCTGGCAGAAGGCCGAGGCTGCGCTTCAGGAAACCTCCCGCTCGCTGGCGGCCTGCATCACCTCCAGCGGGCCGTCGTCCGACGATTGGTGATCGGCCGGCGCGAACACCTTGACCAGGTGTGGCGCCCATCCAGCGGTCTGATCGCCCACGACCCGAACGACCCTGACGCGACGCCTGCGCACGGCTAACCGGCGCCCGGCGCGTAGGGCCGCACCTCGATCATCGAACTGCTGAACGTGGGTCAGGACCGATTGCGCGCCCCGCCGCCATGTCGCCTCTACGCTGTAGAACTCGGTCACGCGAACCACTCCAATCCTTAGCGCCAGATGCACGCCGAGGCCGCGCCGAGTCGAGTCCCCGGCGCCGGCGCGCGTCCAAAAGTGGCGGAACGGCTTACAGTGCGTAAGTTTTCGCTTGCAATGCGGATTACTGGCGGTAAGCTACTCCCAACGAACGGGAGACACCCATGCCTTCACCGACCATCACCCCGACCGAAGCCCGCGACCAGCTGAACTGGCTGCGCGGCTGCACCGACGTCGGGACCGAAGCCCGCAAGTCTGAACTGCGCCGGGTCCTCGCCGCCGCCGATGAGGTCGAGGAAACCGACCCGGGAAAGATGCTCAAGACGGCCGACTGGCTGGAGCGCATCGCCGCCGAGCACGAAGCGAACGGCAAGGCCCACCAGGCCGAAGAGAACCGGGAGATCGCCGCGCGGTATCGGCGGTGTGCTGCCCGGGCGATGGCCCCCGCGAACACCCTGCACCCGATCTTCGCGGACATCCTCAAGCCTCGGAGGGCGGCGGCATGAGTGGGGGGAAGCATACGGCTGGCTGGTCACTCAAGGGTGATCACGAGTGGTCTGACTGCCATGTCGAGTTCGACCGCAGCGGCTCCTACTACACCATTTACGAGGACGGTCGGTATTTGCCGGTCGCATTCGCCATCGGCGCTGAGGGCGACGACGACACTGCCCGCGCCCGCCTGATAGCCGCCGCCCCGTGTCTGTTGGACCAGCACGGGTGTGAGCTGAGCGACCTCCGGTTTCTCCTGCGGGCTATCGAAGAGGGCGACCCCAAGGCGGAACTGATTCTGCGGGTCAAAGACATGATCGAGCGTGAGAGCGCCGCCATAGCCAAAGCCACGGCAGCAGACACCCAGCCCTCTATTGAGAAGGAGGGGTGAGGTGGAAAGCTTGGTTCACTCCGACGCCGAGGGCGTCTCCGTACCCACCGAGCAGGCGGAAAAGCCGGTTCTGGTCCTGACGGCAGAGCAGATCGAGGCCGCGATGACCCCCGCCGGGGGCTACACAAAGGCGACGCTCGCCGGGTGGGGCATCGACTGGCCGCCGCCGAAGGGCTGGAAAGAACGCCTGATCGCTGGCGAGGCGTTCGAGCCGTATGTGCCGGAGCCGGTGACGGAGGCCGAGGAGGCGTGGTCACGCGCCCTGTGTGTGGCGGCGGACGATGATCCAGAGCGGATTGTCGGTTGCCCCGCGCTGCCTCTGTGGCGGGCCTACCTGACCTACGCGCGCCTTGCCATGAAGGCGAGAGCAGCCCTCGAAACCGGCTCGGTGGGTACGAAGGCGAAGCCGGAGTGCACCCAATCCCCCACCTCGAACGGGGAGGGCTGAGGGATGGGCGACGAGCTGCGCTCCAATCGGCGGGAAGTCCGCAATCCAGTGTTAGCGCTGCCGGGCCTCAAGGCGGTGCTGGCCCTGCCGGAAGCCGACCGTCTCGCCCTATGCGACCTGTTGACCAGCATGAGGGACGACGCGCGCGCCCGTGCCCAGCAGTCGTGGGTCAAAAACAAGGGCCCCATGGCCGCCTACTGGAAGGCCACGGGCGCGTACGTCGAACACATCCGGCGGGCGGTGAAACGCGGCTCAGACCCCACCCCCTCCACCCCGAACACAGGAGACGCGTGATGCGGATGCACCCGAACGCGAGGATCGCCACGACCTTCGCCGCAGCGCTGGCGGTCTGCGCCACGCCGCGCCCCACAGAGGAATCGAAGAAGCGCGACACGCCTGCGCCGCCCGAACCCAAGCCTGAGCCAGCGCCGACCAATCTCCCCGGCGAGACGAACCGGCAGTTTGCCGCCCGTCTGAAAGCCGCCCGCAAGCCTTCGGAGCAAGCGCAATGAACCGGACCCACGCCCGCGGACCGGTCGAGCCGCCCTTCAGCTGCACCAGCCTTCGCCTAGTCGCTGAGCCTGTGGAGGCCATCGTCTCCCGTCTGGCCTCCGTGGTGGAGAACGACAACCGGGAGCCCCGCTACCGCGCCGAGGGGAGGGAGATCGTCACCGTCCACACCGGGCGGCGCCAGTCTCCTCCCAAGGCCCGTGAGGCCCTGTTCTTCATGGTCGAGGGCATCCTCGCCACCAACCAGGACGATCTGGTCGACTCCGACATTCTGCGGATGGCGGACCTCGTCAGAGCGATCCGGGCGGCGGAGCGGAACGACCCGACGCCGCCGGCGAACATCGCGCGGGCCGCCTGATGCCCCCGCTGATCACCATCCTCACAGGCCTGCTGATCGCGGGCGTCTGGTTCGCAGGCGGCATGGCTGTGCTGATCCACTTCAACCGGGAGACTGAACGATGAAAACGCGCCTGACCAATGCCGATCGTGAGGCCATCCGCGCCGCCCTGATCGACCACAAGTTCAAGCCGATCTTCGCCGATCTGGACCGGGAGGAAAACGCCCTCGCGATCAAGGTCCGGGCGCGGGCCTACGGCGACTTCCTGTCCGTCATCGACAACGCGCCGGAGGGGGCATTCCCCTCGACCGGGAAGGTCACTGTCGCGGTCGGCGGCAAGTCCTACGGCGTCACCTTCTCCGGCGCCGCCCGCGTGTTCTACCAGCATGATCGCGGCTGGTCCTCGCGCATCCTCGAAATGAAGTCCGGCGACAAGCTGGGCGAGCAAATCGAGGACCACGCCAACCGGCTGGAGACCGCCAAGGACGAGCGGAACCACCTTCGCCGCACTCTCGACGCGACCCTGAAAGAGTTCCGCACCTTCGACGACCTCCTCGCTGGGTGGCCCGAAGCCGAGGCATTCATCACTGAGCGCTGGCGGTCTCGCCCCGAGTATGCAGCCAACGTCCCCGCCGTCGCGATCAAGACTCTGACGGAGAGCCTCGACCTTCCGCCTGAGACGGTCGCGGAGGCCGCCTGATGGCCCGCGTCGTTCGCCAAGACTGGCAGGCCGTCAACGCCGCCGGGACCGTCCTCTACACGTTCGGCGACCGTGATGCGGGCAGGGCGTGGGTCCGGGACAACGCCTGCCGTCACGACGGCCTGATCCTGGAACGGGTCGAGATCATCGCGCACCGCGAATACCGGCCCCGCGTGATCAGCCGCGCCCGTGACTTCGCCATCCCGCCCATCCCGCAGGCCGCCTGACGTGGAGCCCGCCTTCGCCATCCTGATCATGGCCATCGCGCTGCTGATCATCCTTTCGAGCACGAACCGGAGAGAGCCGTGACCAAAGCTCCTGCCAACGATGAAGCCGCCCCGGTGACGGGCCTCGCCCTGTTGCGTCAGCCGTTTCCGGCGCACCAGATCAGCAAGCTCCCGAAGGAGACCAAGGCGCAGATCGACGAACGCAAAGCCAATCGGTCCGCTGGCGTGTCCTGCAAGGTCTGCGGCGGCTGGCACCACAAGAACGCGGTGCACCTGGATTACGTCGGCCATGCGGCCCTGACGGACCGGCTGCTGGACGTTGACCCGGAATGGTCATGGGAGCCCGCCGCGCTGCGAGACGGACTGCCGGCGTTCGACGCCAGCGGCGGCCTCTGGATCAAGCTGACGGTCTGCGGTGTGTCCCGGCTGGGCTACGGCCATGCCGCCGCCAAGCCGCAGATGGACCCCGGCGCGCGCGAGAAGGAAGTCATCGGGGACGCCCTGCGGAATGCCGCCATGCGCTTCGGCGCCGCACTGGACCTCTGGCACAAAGGCGACCTGCACGCTGCCGAAGAGGCAGAGGCGGAGAAGCCGAAAGAGGATGTTGGCAGCGCAGCCGCCGACTTCGCCATCGGCACTCTGCGGACGTGCGCCAGCCTCGCCGAACTGGCCGAGTTCTGGGCGAAGAATGCCAAGGGGCTGAAGGCCGACCTGAGCGCCGCTGACTTCGCTCGGGTCGAGAAGGCCAAGGACGACGAGAAGGCCCGGCTGACGCCCGCCGACGACGGCTTCCCCGGCGACATTCCGATGGATGAAGCGGCATGACCACGCAGCCCATCACCATGCCGGCGGACCCGCCGCCCATCCCCAACGCTACGCCCTTCGATCTGATCGTGGAAGATCTGGGCGACCTGCTGCTCGAGGCCAAGAACTGGTGCGACGGCGAGGCGGCCGAGACCCAGGAGCAGGTCGATGAGATCGCCCGCCTGATCGACGCCCTCAAGGCCAGCGCGGCGGCTCTGGAGGATGAACGGGTCCGGGAGAAGAGGCCGCTGGACGACCAGATCGCGGCCATTCAGGACCGCTACAACGTCTATCTCGCGCCGCTCAAGAACAAGAAGCCGGGCAAGGTTCCGACCGCTCTCGACGCCCTGAACGCGGCCAAGCGGCCCTTCCTGTTGGCGCGAGAGGCGGAGCTTGAGGCGGCCCGCCAGAAGGCGCGGGAAGAAGCCGAAGCCGCCGCGCTCGCTGCCGCCGAGGCCGCACAAAAGGCCGCCGCCAACGATCTCGGCGCCCGCGAGGAAGTGGAGATCATGATCGAGCGGGCAGAGGCCGCCGCTGCTGCCGCTAGGGCCGCCGAGAAGGAGAAGGCCCACGCTCATGGCGGGGGACGGGCACAGGGTCTCCGCACCCGCGTCGTGGCCGAGATCACCGATCTGAACGACGCCGTGCGCTTCTATTGGGCCGAGAACCGGGAAGCCTTCGCCGAACTGGTCCAGTCGCTGGCCGACACGGACGCGCGGCAGAACCGCCGTGCGGCCGAGGGCAAGGGCGTGGCTTTCCGGGAGGAACGGTATTGACCGACCGCCACACCCTCCGCCTGACGCCCGGTGCCCGCCAGCAGGCCCATCAGTGGCTCGACCGCGCCCTGTCGCTCTGGCAGCCCGGTTCAGCCTGGGTGATGGAGCTTCGCGAGGCCAAGCGATCGGACGAGCAGAACGCGGCCCTGCACGGCCTGATAGGCCAGATCATGAAACAGCGCACGCACCTGAACGGGGTGAAAATGGACATGGCGCTGTGGAAGGCGACTTTCCTGCACGCGCTTGGCGAAGAGGTGCGGTTCACGCCGACACTGGAAGGCGACGGCGTCTTCCCGCTGGGGCTGCGGACGAGCGCCCTGTCGAAGGCCCGCTTCTCCGAGCTGATCGAATATATCCTGTGGTGGTGCGCCAAGGAGGGCCTGACGGTTCAGCACTTCGGTCCCGAGCACGAAGCTGCCAACGACACGACAGGGCAGGGGGCTTCCCGTGCGGCCTGAGCTGTCGATCATCCCCGAGCCCGACCGCTCCACTGAGGCGCGGAAGCCTCTGACTGCGAAGCAGCGGGCAGAGCTTGCGCTGGCCCAAGGCGGCCGGTGCGGGTGCGGCTGCGGCGGAAAGCTGGACCACGCGGGGGAGGGGACCGTTGACGAGCATCTGAATCCGCTCGGGCTTACCGGGACGAACGACCTGGCCAACCGCTCGATCTGGCGCAAGCCCTGCTCCGACGCAAAGACCTACGGAACCGACCTGCCGGCCATCGCCAAGGCCAAACGGATAGAGGCCCGCGAAACCGGAACCCGCCGTGAGCGCAAGCCCATCCCCCAGCGCCCGGACCCGTGGCCGAAGGGCCGCAAGCTGGCGTCCAGACCATTCCAGACCCGCGCCGCCAATGACGATCGGAGAGACGCATGAAGAACAAGCTGACCGACCTGAACGATCACCTATTCGCCCAGCTTGAGCGGCTGTCAGATGAGGACCTGACCGCCGAGCAGATCACGACAGAGGTCGGACGAACCGACGCTATTGTGAGCGTGGCTGAACAGATCGTTCGCAACGCGGACCTCCAGCTCAAGGCCGTCACGATCATCGCCACCCACGGCGAGCGGTTCCGGCCCCAGCTGTCGATGCTGAAGGCACCAGAATGAAGGGCAGGGCCATCGCATACAGCGCGGCGGAAATGGCGTGGCTGGAAGCCAACCGTCTTTTGCCGATCAGCGACTATCACCGGGCTTTCGTTGCTGAGTTCCGGCGCGAGGTGTCGGCGCAGAACCTTCACGCCCTGCGGAAGCGCCGAGGCTGGAAAACCGGCCGCACGGGCTGTTTCGTCAAGGGCCAGGAGCCGCCGAACAAGGGCAAGCCGTGCCCGCCGGGGAAGGGCGGTCGCCACCCGAACGCCCAGCGGACGCAGTTCAAGAAGGGCGCGCGGCCTCACACATACAAAGGGCCGGGACACGAGATGATCGACCCGAAAGACGGCTACGTCATCATGATCGTGGCCGAGACGAACCCTCACACCGGTGCCGCGACGCGCCCGGTCCATAAGCACCGCTACCTGTGGGAGAAGGCGCACGGCCCTGTCCCGGACGGCTACTGTTTGAAGTGCCTCGACGGCGACAAGGCCAACACCGACCCCTCGAATTGGGAACTCATCCCGCGTGGCGTCCTCGCTCGTCTGAATGGCGGTCGGCACAAGAAGCGTCTCGCTTTCGATGCCGCGCATCCCGAAATCAAGCCTGTTCTGATGACGATGGCGAAGGTCGAGCATCGCGCCCTGGAACTGGCGCGCCAGCGGAAGGACGCAGCATGACCCGCACCATCACCGAGCCCCCCATGACAGATGAAGCGAAGAACGACAGCCCCCGCCTCTCCCCCGGAGAGCCGAGTGGGGAAGGCGATGCAGCGCGCGAGGCGTTCGCGGAAATCAAGCGACGCGTCAGCCGGGCGCGGGAAATGATGGCCGAGGACTATCCGCAGGAAGATCAGTCGGTCACCCGTGCCTCGGCGCACCTGTTGGGCGTGTTCTGTTTGACGGGCAAGGTCGAAGCCGCCCTCGCTCCCCCTGTAGGGTCGGAGGCGTGCCTGTCGTGCGGCGGCAAGGGCTACGTCGAGCATGAAGGCGGCGAAGGCGAGGGTTATCCCAGCCGCCCGGAGATCGAGGACTGCCCGTCCTGCACGGCTCCCCCTTCCCCCGGAGGAGCGGATGGGCTGGAGCCGGTGGCGTGGCTGATGACGCACAAAACGACCGGCGCGACCGGGTACGCATTTGAGAGGGAACCCGAGGCTTACGCTCGGGAACACTACACGGTCACGCCCCTCTACGCCCGCCCTCCCGAAGCCGCCGCCGAGATCGAAGCACTGAGAGCGCGGGTGGAGTGGCAACCGATTGAGACGGCTCCAAAGGACGGTCAGGGCGTCCTTGCCATCTGCGCCACGGCCTATTCGCCCGTCTCTCACGTGACGTGGTGGTTGGACGGCTGGGTGCACTACAGCCGCCCGGCCGAGAAGTGGCATGGCGGTGTCGGAAAGTGGTTCCCGACCCACTGGATGCCGCTCCCCGAGGCTCCCGCCCAGCAGGAGGGGGTGTGATGCGCCGCCACGCCCTCACAGCCGCAATGGTCGCCGGTCTGGCCCTTTGCGCCGCGCCAAAGTCTGCGGAGGAAATGACGGACGAGGAGCGCAAGACGCCGCCGCCTCCCGCCCGAGAGCCCGAGAGCAGACAAGTCCGCCGCGCTCGCGAACGCCGCGAAAGGAAAGCCCAATGACCACCACCCCCGCCCCTGTGGCTTGGCGGATTGTTCCGGTGGAGCCGACCTATGAAATGCAGGACGCCGCCCGCAACTCGGCGGCGAAGATGCAAATGTTTAAGGCCCGGATTGCTTGGTATGCCATGCTGCGAGCTTCCCCCGCCCCCGACCTTGAGGGGCTTAGGGAGAGGGTGGCGCGGGTGGTTGATCCGCGCTCGTTCGAGGGCTTGGCCTACGCGTCCGAGCGCCTCCCGGCGGAACCCCGCAGCAAGTATTTCACCGATCTTGCGCGGCTGTCCCGAGACGGAGTGGACGCCGCCCTCGCCAAAGCCGACGCCGTTTTGGCCCTGATCTTCACCCCGGAAGGAGAAGTCCGTGAGTATCACAGAGATTGACTTCGATCGGCTGATGGAGGCCACCCAGACCGTCATCCGGCTCAAGGCGGGCGCGGTTCTCAGTGCCGAAGACGTGGCCGATATTCAATACGCCTTCGAGTGCGAGCGCCAGCACGAAGATGACGCAGTTGACGCCTACAGCAAGGGGTATTCGCACGGCGTGTTGGTGGCTGGTGGGGCTGACAAAGCGTGTCTCATGGAGACTGTCGAGGCGCTGAAAACGCAGTTGGCTGTGGCGAACGCGCTGAACCGATACTGGCAAGCTACCACCCCTGCCGACGCTCACTCGGTGGGTACGGAGCGCGACAGCGCGGAGTGCACCAAATCCCCGGACCCCAAGTCATGACCGACAAGCTGACAGACGAGAAGCTGGCAGAGTGGGAATCTCTGGCGAAGGCGGCGACACCGGGGCCCTGGGAGCCGGTTGGCCTGCCCTATGACGGCTATGATGACCCTGAGATCGTCACGGCGGACGGCCTCTATGTCGCGCAGACCGCCTACGACATGCAGTCGGCGACGACAGAGCGCGACGTAGATGCAGATACGCGCCACATCGCCTTCAACAACCCTGCCTTCGCCCTCTCCGCCATAGCCGAAATACACCGCCTCCGTGGGGAGAGAGACGAGGCGGTGAAGTTGCTCAGGCCGTTCGCAAAGGCGTCCGACAAACTCCACAGCGGATATGACGACGGGATAGCGGCGGGCGATCACCCCATGAGCCGTGTGTTCGTGGCCGACCTACGGGAAGCCCGCGCCTTCCTCGCCAAGCTGGAGGAGAGGGGATGAGCTACCTCCGGAAGCTGATCGGTGCGGCGTTCGTCATGGCGGCGGTGCAGGTCGCCATACCTGGCCCCGGCCTGCGGGAGTGGTTCGTCGGCCTCTTTGCCTACACCGCCGTCCTGATCTTGGTGCCAACGCCTCCTGCAAAGGAGCCCCGCCAATGACCTCCCCCGACCTCATAGACCGTCTGGAGAAGGCAGAGGGGCTTCACGACCGCATTGCCGCCTCCCACCCCTCCCTCCGGCGCGGGCAGGTATGGTGCCGGTCCTGCGGCTCGTCACGCCGCGTTGACAGCTCACAGGCCCTCCGCTCCGGCTGGCCCAAGTGCTGCGGCGACACAATGACGATCGACAGCCCCGCCGAACAGGAACTCCTCCACTCCCGCACACAGGAGGGGGAGGATGACCGCGGCGAACGATAACCACATTCTGACATTCGATGAAGCCGCCGCGCTTCTCAAGGTCGGGGAACACACCTTGCGCGGCCTCATCGCCAGTGGTTCGCTCCGTGCCGCCAAGATCGGCCGGCAGTGGCGCATCCGGTCTGACGACGTGAATGCCTGTCTGGAGGCTCTATGCTCTACAAGCGCGGCGAATTCTGGCACTACGACTTCACCGTCAATGACCGCCGATACCGGGCCTCGACAAAGCTCCATCGTAAGGCTGCGGCCCAGATCGCAGAGGACCGCGCCAGGGAAGCCGCGATCCTGGGATCATCTGATCGTCCGATCCCCACGATAGAACAGGCGGCGGACGCGTGGTTTGCCGCCAACCGCGCGGGAAGCCGGTCCGAGGTCACGACGGCCCAGCGATTGAATATCATGCTGCGGCTGATCGGGACTGACACGCCGGTAAACCGGATCGACGCGCCAGAGATCGCGGAGGCAATCGCCACACGCCGGGTAGAGACGACCCGGCAGGGCCGGGCGCCCGCCAACGCGACCGTCAACAGGGATCTGATCGACACGACCCTGCGGCCTATTTTGACCTACGCCAAGGAGATCATGAAGGCGCCCGTCAATGACATTCCCTGGAAAGCCCTGCGGCTGAAGGAGCCGCCCGAGCGGGACCGGGCTTTCACCCAGGCCGAGCTGACTTCATGGCGCGCGGCCCTTCCTGAATGGCACCGGGCCGTTTTCGACTTTGCCGCCCGCTACGGTGTCCGGTTGCGCGAGGCGTTCTTTCCGCCCGACTGTTACGATGCGGCAACCGGGACAGTGTTCCTGCGCCTGCGGAAAAACGGCAAGCCACACGCCATCCGCCTCTTGCCCGACGATGCCGCCGACATGACCGCTCGCTATGGGCGGGCCGTGGCCGCCGATCTCGATACGGTATGGTTCAAGGAGACGAAGGGCGGACTCGCCCCGATCCGCTGGCGGGGGTTCCAATCAGCCTCCCGCAAGGCGCTGGACCGGGCGGGGATCACCGGAGCTCGTCCGGCTCACGATTTGCGCCACCATGCGGCTACAACCGTCCTGCGACAGACCGGGAATCTCGCCGCGGTGAAGCGGCTCCTCGGGCACGAGGACATCGCCTCTACGATGCGCTACGCCCACGCCGACGACGACGACGTGCACGAGGCTCTGCGTCACACCTATGGCACAAAACCGCCTGAGGCGCAGAAAAGACGAAAGAAAACAAAGGTCGTCACCGGAACCTAA